GACGCGGAATATCTCGTCGCGACTGCGCAGCGCGTGCCGACGCTCGTCGGCCTCCCACTGATGCAGGTGACGATCTTGCCGAGTCCAGCAGTAGAGGTACCATGCAAGCCAGTCTTCACCGGCGTGCTCTCGCGACTCATCGACAGTCGGCATGAGGTGCAACCGTGCATCCTTGCGCTCTTTGCGCCAGTACTCCCAGTCAGAGTCGGTGTAGTAGGACACCACCGTGGCGACGCGAACGAGCTTTCCGTGGCGCTTCCACTGCGCAGCATGTCGGAGCATCTCCTGCGCGGCGTCCGGAAGCGACGCCTTGTTCTCGAGCACGACAGACCGAACGTCGTCGAACAGACGATCGCTGACAGCGCGAATCTCGTGCGAGTGACTGAGCGCCGCGTCGATGCGTGCTGGCACGTCGATGGTTCCTTCGGTGCCGTCGCTACCAACCCAATATGCCACGCGGATGCTGCCCTCTGGTCGTCGCCGCCAACCAACATCGACGGCAACCGCTTCGTGCCGCTGTGCAGTTGGACGCTTCCGATCGACGTCGACGGTGAGCTGTACCTCCCACGTCGAGTACGGGGCGCGCTCGAGGTCGCGACGGATGACGTATGCCCACAGAACTCGTGCTCCGTTCGGTAGCGGACGTTGCATCTGCACAGGCAGTGTCACCCAGATAGGATCACGACCGTCGGACGCGACGCGGACACGCATGGTCCGCAGCGTCCGAGAGCGCCGTCCGGTTCCGCGCTTGCGCATGTGCTCAGGAAGAGGCTTTCCGCCAGCGCGCTGGAACGCTCGACCGGGCGCAGACAATTCCAATTCGTCAGCCAACTCGAACCGCTGAGCGGTGACGCCGCCCTGGCACTGTGTTCCGATTCGGACCTGATCGACCCAGTGGTGTTCTGGAGGAAGCCCTAGCTTACGCCGCTTCTTCACCGCAGCGTCCACAGCGTCTTCGACTGCAGCGTAGGTCCCGTGGTAGAGACCACTATCAGCACGTGCCCGTCGGCGCGCTCTTGATCGATCCCAGTCAGCACGTTGCAGCGCGATCCAGTGCGCTGGCCACTGTTCCTGGAGCATCGTAGCGAGCACCTCGCGCCGCACATCCCCCGTTGTCGGTGGATCAATCTTCGTTGCAGCTTTCAACTTCGCTCGAAGCTTAGCTCGCTCCTCGGCATTCATCGGGGCGAGCCATTCGCCATGCGTGCACGGTAGCAGCGCTGGCTTCCCGCGTCCATCTAGCACTCCAGCACGCCCCGCCGCGCAGCGCCACTCGAACTCTAGTGATGCCGCCTCGTGAGCATTACGGACTCGAACACGAGCCTCCTTGATGCGCCGCTTCACGTCCTTCCGAGCGTCCTTCAGCGCCTTCAGTTCGGCGCGCGCTGCTGCTTGCTCGCCGCGCTTGCGCTGCTTCACCCGCTCCTGACGCGCCTGCTCGAGCCGCAACGCAATCCTGTCGTCTGCGTCGGCAAGCTCCTCCAGTAGCTCGGCAATCTCGGCTTGCTGCTCGCGCTCGATAGTCGCTAGAGTCGCATGGTGTGCAATCTCGATGTCGAGTAGCTTGCGCCGGTACTTGTGCGCACGTCGCTCCTGCTCGCGGAACGCTTCGAAGCCGGCGATTGGGGCGCGTGCCCCGTACTTGTAGACGATGGTGGTCATCAGTGCTCCTTTGGTCACCACAGCTTTCGGATCAGCTTTGCAGTCCGTCGCTCGATCAGCAACGCATAGCCAGATCCGATCTTGAATTCGACTGCCTGCAACCAAGCGCCGCAGACGACGCACTCGAATGCCTTCCCGTGTGCAGGACCGGTATCGTAAAGGCTGCCGCAGCTTGGACACTTGAGGTGCTGCGCTGGCATCACTTCACCTTCCACCCCCATGATCGAGTGTAGTTGATGACGCCGCGCTTGCGGAGGCGCTGTAGTGCACGGTCGATGGTTCTCCATCTGTTGCTTCCGCCAACATCTATTCCGCGCCGCTCGACATCAAAGCAGACGCTACTGGCCGTCCTGTTCCCACATCTGATGCTACGCAGCACCAGTTCGTCAATCTCCGAGCTGGTCATGCTACCACCATCTTCCTACCCGTGTACGTTCCAGCGTCGAGCTGCGCCACGATTTTGTCAGCTTTGGTCCATACAGCCTCTGGGTGCGACGTCATACCAGCGACGCGGACCTTCGCTTTGCTCTTCTTCAGACCGCCACTTTTCGCAGGCACCCACTCGAAGATTCCGACTGAGAAGGTGTCGCAGCGATAGTTCCCCGGTCCAAGCTTGATGTAGTCGTGCTTTCCTAGCTTCATGGTTTCCATCCTTTCGGCTGGGTCCACCCTCATCACTTCACCTCTACTACCGTCGCCCCTGCACTCCTCAACGCGCTGATGAATGCGGTATTGTCAGTGGTAGGTACGCCCCATGGGCGTGGAATCAGCGTTGGCAGTTGCCGGTCAACAACATCCTTCGACTCGCGTAGCCCTAGACCGGTGTATTCGCGGATCTGCTTGATGACCTGGATTTTTCTCGGTCCAACATCCTCAAGCCATACGCCGGGAGCTCGTCCTTCAGTGTTCGGCCCTTCGACGCGGCGGCGGAACTCGAGGACGAACGCATCGGCCTCGTCGAACGAATCGCCGCGCATCGTGCGGGAAATCCAGAGTTGCTCTTCGCGAGCGTTCTTGAAATGAATCACGCTGCCCTCCTTCGGATCCTCTGTCCACCATGCGTCCCACGCGGCCGCGGGGCAACCGCTGGGAGGCCGTACTGGAGCATCGCGCGTGCTAGACCGATACGGTCGCGGCGGCGCAGCATGCGTCGTGCGCCGGCCTCCATCAGAAACACGTCGACCTCGCCAGGCGGAACAGTCGGTGGGCTAGCTGGAGTCGTTGGCGGTGCAGTTGGAATCGTCGTATTGTAATCGCGCATCGGAACCTCCCTTTCCGGTATCGGACCCACGGGCAGCGGTCAACGCCGTTGATATGTCAGCCCGCCGTCAGGGAAGACGGGGCCTTCGCTCTTGAGCGCTTCGCGAAGCAGCTCACCATCGCATCCGTAGACGTCGCCATCGTGCTGCAGTCGGTCGAGCTCAGCGAACGCCGCAGCGTGGTCCGCGACGAAGCGATTGAGCAGCTGCTGCAGTACGTGCCACAGCTCGAAGTCGGCCGAGGCGCGCCCTACTGCGGCGGCGAGCGCGTCGTGTGCTCGGACTACGGCGGTCATCTCAGGGTCTAGTCTCGCTCGTGCAACGTCGTTCATGATGCCTCCTGACGCCTCAAGCCGGCCCCGCAGTGCAGGTGCCGGCGGTGGCGGCGGTGTGGCTGGGCGTGGTTAGTCGATCACCTCAATTTCGCTGCGGCTCACGCGCACCCGAGCCAGCCGGTTACGGCTGCGCCCGGCCGACTCCCAGACGTCCCACGTGGACACCCCGAGGGACGGGTCAGTGGCGCACGTAGCGGACATGCGGGGGGTCCTGCCCCCGACTCGGATGTTGCAGCGCGCCCAGGCAAGTACACGTTGTCGGTGTGTCATTTTCAATCCTCCTACGGCTTCAAGCCGGCCCCAACTGAATGGGTGCCGGCGTGGGAAATTAGTATACCAGGCATACATCAGGGCGCGGCAGCCCTCTTGCGGGGCGGCTCGCTCGCAGCGCCGCGTCATACGGCCCGACTTCGTGGACGACAGGAGATTTTCCGATGAGTCGAGCAGCGAGTCGCAGTAACGGATTGCTGCTGCGCTTTGCGAGTCCGACGTCTAATACGCTATTGTCGGGCTCGTCACTTGACACCTGAGCCAGTACGATGCCCTCCTCGGAACCGTGCCAGAGCTCAGCTAGCACCATGCCTTCGTCCGAGCATGCGTGAATGCTGAAATGGCGCGTCAGAACCACTACACTGCCGAGGAATGTCAGGCCGCCGGAACTGTGGTCGAGCATGATCGGGCGCGGGTTGTGGGTGCTGAGTGTCTGCATCATGTCCTCCTGACACCTCAACCCCGGGGGTCGAGCCCTACCGGGGTGGGAGCTGGGGGCGGCCGCGTCAGCCGAACACCACCCCCTTGCCGACTGCCTGGGCATTCGCGACACCCCAGGACCTGAGCTCGCTGGCCAGCTCGCGGGCGCTCTTGGCACTCCGGGTGTAGAGCCGGCCGTTCTCGGCGGCCATGACCCGGCTGTCGGTCTCGGGCGAGTAGCTGAGGGTCAGGCCGTCGGTCTCGATGGTCAGGGTGTTGTTCGTCGTCGTCGTGGTCATGCCAGGTACTAATGCACGCGCTGTGCCAGTCAATTGTCACCAAGAAATCGCGTTGTCACCGAAGACGCGCATGACATGACTGTCATGGGTCACTTTGACTTTTGCCGTAACTATTGGATGACACACACGTTCTCGGGTATGACATGTGTGTCATGGGTGTGCATCGGTTGCATAGGGAGGGAGCGGTGAGCTCTCGATTGAACCTGCCGGTCCCACGGCGGATGCGAAAAATCGTCCTCTTGCTGACCCTATATCGAGCGGCCAAAACTGCGGCCGTCTCCGACGATTCGATCACGGAACGGCGCTGCTCGGCAGTGAGCTTTACCAGCCCACGAGCCGCATTGAGGCCTCGAGGGACGAGCTCTAGATGGTCAGGGTTGCAGCAGCCTGGGTTATGGCACAGGTGGTCCAGGCACCAACCGTCCCGGTACACCCCGCCCGCGGATCGCCATAACAGAGCGTGGACGCGCCACTGGCCGCTACCGGGGATGGTGGTCCTGGCGTAACCTGCAACATCATGCCCCCCTGTGTAGGCCCAGCAGGGTGTTGATAGGGGACCAGCGAACGGCCTGAGCTTGGACCTCACTCGGTCAATGTATCGTTGGTCTGGCAGTCGGCAGGATGTTGTTAGAGTCATGTCCTGAGCTAATGCAGGAATGAGGCCAGACCCGGCCGTCGGTCTAGATGGTCAGTCCTCCCTCGAACGGCGGATCACGCGCACGCACTCTCTGAGCGACTCGGTGTCCGGATACTGCACATCGCGCGGTGCTGTGTCGATCGACACGAGCGCTTTATGCGCGATCCGCGCCAGCGCTTCGTCGCCGCATTGCTGTGCGTCATCGCGGAGAGCAGCAACGTCCGCGCGGGTGATTGTGGCAATCGTGATCTCGGCGAGCGCCGCGACGGAGACGGAGCAACCGGCGCACGGGGCAGATCGCCCCTGGAATGACCAGTTTCCGTTGACGTCACGCTCCCAGTCAGCGGCTACTTCGGCGTCCCACTCAACTGCAGTGTATGCGGCTCCGTCGATGAGCATGACATCGACAATCTCTGGGTCGTTGTCGTTGCGGGTGATCGTGATTCTGTGAGTTGGCGTCCAATCGTTCATGTCGTGTCTCCTGTGGCTAGGCGTCTGGGAATCCCATCTCGCGCTGCCAGGCCATGTGTTGGCGGTACCAGCGGCGGGCCACCACCTCAAGCGAGCGCTCGCTGCCCGCACAACTGAGCGCGGAACCGTAGCCGACGCCGCCACCCTCGCAGATCTGCTCACCGAGCGTCCCGGGGCGTCGCTCGGTCTCGAGGCGAACGTACCCGCCGCCAGAGGGCGCGTAGAAATCGAAATCGCGGTTGAGTTTGTTGCTATGGATCGTGAAACGCATGATGCCTCCTACGCCCTCAAGCCCCGGGGACGAACCTGCGGGGCGGGACTAGGGAGAGGGCGGACTACTCGCCGAGAGGAGCGAGTGCGTACACGGCACCGCCGGGCTCGGAGTAGAGGCCCAGTCGGTCGCCGATGTGCGGCGTGCGGAGTCGCCCGAGTCCGCTGTGGTAGGTGAGCTCTATGACCCGTCTGCCCGTGCGCGCAGCCGCGCGTCGGCTGCGGTGTCGAGACGAGACGGTGACGGTAGAGTCGGATTCGTCGGCCGTGGTGATGTAGCGGATATAGTCCATGTCGTGTCTCCTCAGCCCGCGCGGCGGGCGATCATCTCTCGGGCCTCATCGCGCGGAAGGGCGCGGCGGGACAGCTTGCGGACGCGGCGCTCGATGGCGGCGGCGTCCTCACCGGTGTACGCGCTGACAGCGCGGCACCAGGTCCTCAGCGGCCGGTTGCCGCGGGCGCTGTTGCAGTGCGAGCAGCAGGTCACGAGGTTGCTTGCGTCGTTCTGGCCGCCTCGGCTCGCGGGGCTCAGGTGGTCGAGGCTCAGGCGCTCGCCCTCTTCGACCGCGTGGCCGCAGTATGCGCAGCACAGGCCGTCGCGGAGGTAGATCGCCAGCCGCGTCGTCGGCCGAATCCACTTGCTGCCCTGACCTGCTTTTCGTGTCGCCATGCCAGGTACTAGTGCACGTGGTATGCCAAAGGTGGCACGACGAGAATATGCGCGAAAGTCACCCATCGACCGATTGTGGGTATGACATACGTGTCATACTGTACGCCACTGAACACTACCTAAGCCCAGGACATTACTGCGATTCGGCGCTATGACACTCATGTCGCTGGTCCGCATTCTTTGCGACATGTCGGAAGACCGTCCGGACATTGCACTTGAGCAACTCCGCTGCGGCAGTTCGGTTGCCACAGGTCTGCTCCAGGGCCCGGTCAATACAGGCTCCACGGAACCTCTCCACTGACTCGGCCAGCGGTTCCGCCTCCCCCACTTCTCCAGGAGCCTCTATTCCAAGTATTCCCAGCACATCAATCGTGGGGGAGAACCATTCTCCGCGCAGTCGCCAGGCTTGCATGGCCCGATGCAGTGCCACCTCTGCCAGTCGGTCGCCTGGTCGAGTCGTGAGAACTTCGAGCTTCAGAGGCGATCCAGTCTGAAGGCTCTCCAGCCTGTCTCTAGGATACAGCGAGAACCCTACCTTGACTGCCAGCAGACGGCCAGCGTGGAACGCTCCGATGACGTAAATCATGACATATTCACCATAGCACGCCTATGACGCGGACGCAACGGAAGCGGCCGCATTAGCAGCGAGGCTCTGTATAACCGGAGGGGCGGAGCTGGACGCGCCCAGGAGGTCACCCAGGGCGCGGGTCGAGGTGCGGTCACGTGCTGCCGTGCTGGTAGAGCGTCGCATTGCTGATCGCTATGCATGATGCGGGCCATAGCAAACGTGATCGTAGAAGCTAGGTCCGCCGCCTCGCGGCCTGGAGCTGGTCGCGGTACTCGTCACACCGCTGGCGCAACTTCGCGGCATCGCGCTCAGCAACCTCCGCCCGGTGCTCGTCTGCCGGCTGCCGGTATGCGCGGTCCTCCAGGCTGTTTGCTCTGGCGACGAGCGTTTGTACCCGCCCCACCATCTCCTCCCACGACGGCCGCTGGACGGCGTTGCCAGTCTCGCCGGTGTTCGCGCAACCGAGGGCTTCGGCGATGGCGATTTCGCGTTGCTTGAGCCGCTCGCGCTCGGCGTGCACGACCAGTTTGGCGCGTTCGGATTCTGGCAACGCATCGAGCGCTGCGCGGATGTCATCGGTTGTTGCTGGCTCGGTGGAGACAACGTGCCACCCGCCAGGTCGTGGCTGGTCCCGTTGTGCTCGCACCTCCACCAATAGCCGGTGTTTGGATTCCTCTGTTCGCGTGCTTGTCCACTCAATCGCCATCGTCAAACCTCAACCATCTTGCTCGCGCAAGCTCAGTGCGACACAGCGCAGCAACGTCCGCCAACCGGTGGATCTTCTCGTGCAGTTCGATAGTCATGACTTGTCGCCTTTCGTCGGCGGGCAGTCGTTGGCTCTGGCGCGGATGGCGGCGGCGCAGTCATATGCCTCATCGCATGCAATACGGAGGTCGTTGCGCTCATCAGAGAGGCGCCCTGCGGAAGCTAGCTCGTGGGCGGTAGCGCGATCGTCGCATACCTTCGCGCATGCCTCGCGCTCAACTGCGACGGCTTGGGCGATGGCGTCATCAATACGGCCTGCCCAGTATTTGGTTGACTCCGACGCCTCGAAATCAGCCGTATCTGTTTCCATCGATTCAGCGGCAGAGCGCCGCATCTCGTCTCCGAGTTCGCTCATGATATTCCTCCATCAGATCGTCCAACTCACCGTGCTCGTATGCACTATATGCATCACCGTCGAGTATTCGCGGAGCCAGCTCATCGTTGAGCGCGCAGAAGATGCCGCTACTCGGTTCGTACTGGGCCGCGCGGTCCTTGATGTAAGCGTACATGACTTGGGCACCGGCGCCCCCTGCGTTTCGAAGTCGTACTGCGCGTCGGCTGCTGCTATCGCGTTCGCCACCAGCGGATACTTGCTCCAGTCGATCACGGCGCATCCAGTGCAGCCCGCTTGTGCTTGCGGGTCCACGAGAGCCAGCGTTCCAGCTCCTCGATCACCTCGCCGGTCAACTCGTTGGCGTCGTTGTCGAGGCGAGATTCCAGCTCAATTTCGAGCTCAGTCAGCGTGCGGATGTCGAGCGGCTTTTCTTTCATGATTCCTCCAGTGCGGCGCAGGCGAGCGGGCGGCTATCGGTTGTCCATGTAGCGATGCGCCTGCTCCGAAGCTGTTTCTGTGAGTGACTCGTCAATACTCTGTGGCCGACCGGAAACATCATCCAACTCAGAAGCTAGTATCGGATGGGTCTCGCGGCACGCCTCGGCATACGCCTTCAGCGCCGGTAGCGCGAACGGGTCATGCGTCAAGTCGAGTACGAAGTATGCGCAGTCGGCATGCTTACCGCCGGGTTTGGAGCTGCCGTCAGTTCTGCGGATTTCGTACTTGCGGTAGATACCTCGGTCTTGGTCTTTCATCGTTTCTCCAGTGCGGCGCGGGCGGTGCGCAGTTCTCCGGCGTTGATCTTACAGATGTCTGCTGGGTATGAGTCGTCGTAGAACCGGAAGCCGACCTCGCGTTCCTCCATCTCCTTCGCGCGCTCGGCGAACGGGCGCAGCGCTTCACGTAGCCGCGCGTTCTCGGCGTCAACCTCATCAGCAAACGAGTTCAGTTTCTTCGCGTGGCCTTTCCTCCCAGCATTCAGCAAATACTGAGCGTGTTCTCGTATCCGTTCTGACAAGTTCATCGCTCCAACGCTCCTTCCAGAATGAGGCGGACGTCGTCAGGGCGCCCGCTGGATCGGCCCCAGGTATCCACAGCGCGGTCCCACTCGTCCCAGCGTCCCTCATCGAGGGCGGCGTAGATGTCCGACTTGAGTTGCTCAATCTCGGCCCTCAGATGCCCGACGTCCTTGGTGTGGGCGCTCCTCCAGTTCTCGACGTCAGCCCACGCCTCGTTAACGTCCCGCTCCAACTCCGAAACCCGCGCCCGCAGCCGCTTGCATGCGTGGCGCGCCGCCCAGCGAATGCGGAGCGGAATCCTGGCTGGCCCGGTAACATGCTCTCCCTTCCACCATGCAATCGCGTTACCCTTTAGTCGCCCCCATTCGGCCATAACCCACCAAACTGGCATCTCGCGCCGCCACGGATTCCTGACCGTCACTTCGTCACCTTCCCCACCACGACCATCACCGCAGGCCAGAGCTCCCGGTCCACTCCTTCGAGCGCAGCAGCGACGCGGCTGGCGGCCTGGTGCACGGTGGCAAGGTTGTCGGCGCGTGTGGTTATGTCTGCCTGACGCTTCAAATCAATCAGTGCCGGTTCACAGAACAGGCCTGGGCGAAAGCCAATGACGCGGCACCGCTTACCGTCGTAGTGCCGGCACTCATCATTTGTGCACCGAGGTAGACCGTTCTCGTCTGGTTCCGTGTAGTAGTCAGGCATGGTGTTTCCTCTCGTACATTGTGCACCGCTCTCTCGGTGCGCAAGTGCTCGCGAATCAGGTCATCCATCAGTTGTTTGTTCCGTCTCGTAGTTAGCGGCGGGGGCCCGTGCGTGCAAGACACGTTGTAGAGTCAGTTTGGCTCATCAGCATAGACACGCAACCCGCTACCGCCGGCAGCCACAAGTCGCTTTCCGCCAGCCTCTTTGTAGACGCGCTCCATAGCGGCAACCGCATCGTCACGCGCCTCAGCTATGGTAGCAAACGATTCCGCTGTAGAAACGACGCGGCACATCATCGGACGATCTTCAACACAGCGACCGCGCCACCTGTCGTCGTCGCGCGACACGCTCCACAGCCAGTCGCAGCCCTGCCTAGTGATGCGGCCGCGCGTTGGTTCGTCGAGGAACGTAACACCGAACCGGCTCACGTCGAACGGCGCGAAGTCGTCGATTCCGGTCTCGCCAGCATACTCAGTCCAGCCCTTGAGCGGAGGACCAACGAGTTCGTAGACGCTGTCGGACTTGGTGCGGAACACACGCTGGTCATCGCTGATGACCTCGACGATGCGAGTGGTTACAAGCAATTCGTCGCCAGTCGCCTGGACGCGCACCACTCCTACCGGTGGCGACGTGAACCCTGACGGTGATTCGTGCGAAGCTATCACCCAATCATAGAGCTTGGTTGGCATGGTCAGTCCCCTCCTCCGAGTCCGCCGCCGTGAGCCTGGGTCTCCTGGAGTTGGCTCACTTCCTCGAAGTCGTCCGCGTCCCCGAAGCGCGAGAAATCGTCTTTCCAGTCTCCGAGTTCGATTCGCAATTGGTCCAGCAACCGGTCCATGTCTGGATCGTCCACATGAGGCTTCTCGACAGCGAGCAGCCGATCCATGTAGTCGACCGCCCGCTCCTTGTCCGGCTTAAGCGCCTCGAGTCGGGACGCCAGCGCTGCCTGCCTCTCCCGCTCCCGGACGGCGGCTTCCTCGGCCTCGCGGCGGTCGCGTTCCGCCCGCTCCTTGGCTTCCTGCTCGGCCCGGATCTTGGCCTGTCGCTCTGCTTCTTCACGCTCTACCTGCCGGCGTTGCTCCTCAATCGCTCGACGTTCGGCGTCAATGCGCTCCCGCTCCGCCCTGGCCTCCGCATCCCTCCGGGCCTGCTCGGCGCGCTGAGCGGCCTCCTGGGCCTCGCGCTCGGCCTTCAGCTTGGCTCGCTCTACCTCCAGCTTCTCGCGCTCAGCCCTGGCTGACTCCTCGGCGGCCTTCCGTTCGGCTTCGAGCTTTGCCCGTTCCTCGGCGATCCGCTTCTCCTCGGCTTCCCGCTCGGCACGAAGTCGGGCTTCCTCCTCCTCTCGCTGGCGCCGGAGCTCTGACTCGCGCACCTGGCGTTCCGCTTCCTCACGCTCGCGCTTGATCCGCTCCTGCTCGTCGTCGTGAGCCTGTTTCATGGCCTTGAGCGGGGTCTCTGTCTCGAGCACGATGCCGATGAGTTCCTTGGCGACGGCGTCGACCTTTCTCCCGTACTCGAGAGCGCCAGCCTTCAGTTCTTTGCGCTTTGCCTCGATGTCACCGCGGAGGGTGCGCCGGACGGCGAGCGCTGCGCGGATAGCTTGCCGGGACTTGGCGGGACCGAGCAGTTCGCAGGCGCGCTCGCGGAGTTGGTCTTCGTCGATGTCTCCGGAGGAAATCGCGGTGACGGTTTCCTCGAACCCTTCCGGAACCTCCGAGAGCTTCTGGCGGAGTTCGTCGGTGGTGAACTGGTAGACGACCGGCGGGGTTGATGTTGTGGTGATCCTGGTCATGCCGAAATCACCTCCACCCCGCGCGCCTCGATGACGTCGTGCATCTCCTCGACGGAGTACAGATTGGTGATGACGTCTGGGTAGACGGCGCGGCCAAGCTCCACCCCGCAGCGCCAGCGCAGCATGGTTCTTGGCATCTTGTCCCACTGAGTAGGCTTGCCGCTGCGACTCTCGCGCAGTAGCCCGGCTGTCCTTGCATCGTCCAGCGTCCAGTCGAGTTCCTGTGGCTCTGGCTCTCCAACGCGCTTGGTGCGCCACACCGCGATCTCGCGCGTGCTCTTCACTAGTGTGAAGTACTCGCACTTTGGGGACGCCTTGATCATGCCGATCAGAAGTTGCGCGGACATGCTCGGCTTGCCCTCGATCATGTGGAACGAGGTAAGCGCCGTCACGGCGTCGAGGCCCAGGCTGCGCCCCTTCATGATGATGGCGAGCGCTGTTTCTGGGTTCGCAATTCCGAACGCGCGAGACTCACACATCGCATTGGCCAGGCGCCAGGCTCCGCGTGGCGTGCTCGGCTCCAGGGCATAGTTCCAGTCGTCCGTGCTGGCCCTTACGATGCGGCGCTCCTCTGGCTGTGGCGCGGAAGCTTCCGGGCTGGACTTCTGCTGCGCGTCGTTGGTGGTTGTTTGCTTCGGCTCCGCCGGCTCTTCCCGCGGAGGCGTGGTTTCTTCTTGCATACTCGGTTCCTCCTGTGGCGGCTTGGCGCCGGGCTCATCGTCGAATTCCTCGTCTGGCACTTCGTTGTGCTCTCCCGTCTTCCTCTCGCGTTCCTCGAACAGTTCGTCGAAGTTGATCGGCAAATCTGTGACTAGTCGGACAAGCTTACGGGACGTCTCGAGTTGATCCGCGTTCTCCAGCAGCGCCTTGCGGACTGCCGGCGGGGAGATCTCCTCCGTGTCGTCGCCATCAGCTATGGCGCGCTGTAGTTCATCAAGCGAGCCCCAATGATCGAGGAGCGCTGCTGCCCGCTTCGGTCCGACACCAGGTATCCCAGGCACGTTGTCGGACTTGTCACCGGTCAGCGCAAGCTGGTCACCAACGTGGTCAGGGAGCACCCCGAACTTTGAGAAGACACCGTCCGAGTTGTATCGCTCGCCGGTGCGCGGGCTGATGCAGACGATCTTGAGTTCGTCGTCGATCACCTGCATCAGGTCCTTGTCTGCCGATAGAATATCGACGCTCATCCCGTGCGTTGTCGTTGCGATGCGAGCAGCAGTTGCGATCACGTCGTCGGCCTCGAACCCATCGACACCCCAGAGCAGATACCCATCATCGCTCAAGCGCTCACGAATGCGCCGGAACTGGTCTAGCGCGTCCTCGGCTGGAGTGTCCCTTTGCGCCTTGTATTCCTGCGAGATCTGCTTGCGCTTGTACGGCGGACGATCCAAGGCAATAGCGACGTGGTCATAGTGGCCAGCGTAGCTCTGGATTTTCTTCAGCGTCAACGTGAACGCAGCACCAAGCTCCTTGTCCGCAGTCGCGTGCCAGTTTTGCCAGAACAGGCCTGACAGGTCGATGAGTAGTAGTCGTGACATCAGAAAGGCATCTCCTCGCGATCTGGATCTGGAACCGGATCAAACACTTCCCCGCCTGAGACCTTGATGGCGATCTGCACGTGTTGAGCGACAAGCGCGCGGGCAATCGCCTCAACGATGCGCGGAAAATCGTCTTCTGACGGAAGCATTACGCCGCAGTGTCGAGCAGCGCGAATCAGAATCTGGCGCGCCGTGATGATCTGGTCTGACTTCTCGTCGTTCCACTTTTCGGCACGCATTACCTGATCGTAGAGGCTTTTCAGCGCGTCGTGGATCTGGTGTGGCTTCGCGCTCTTGATTAGCTCCAGTTCGATTCCTGTCATCCTTTACACTCCTTCATCAACTTCTCCGCCCATGTGCAGCGCAGCATCGCCCTTGGCATCTTGTCCCACTGAGTCGGTTTGCCACTGCGACTCTCGCGTAGTAGCCCGGCTGTGTCTTCACACTCCCTCATCAACCTAACCGCCCACGCGCGATGCAGATGGTCACCGCGCGCAGTCAGCCGCCGCAGCCATTCGCGCGCATCGTCGCTGATAGCATGCTCACTCGTAGCGGCCAACACAACCTCGCGAGCAAAACCTTCTTGGCTCGTTCCGGCGTGCTGGGTGACCAGCGAGAGCATCCACGTGACGGCCGCGTAAAGCGCGTTGTCTGCACCTTGCAGCGCCGCGCGTCGCTCGGCAACCTCGGCTTCGGTAGCGCGTACCTCGGCCGCTGCGACCAGGTCTTCCCACACGATGGCATCTCGCTCGGCATCGAGCAGCGCCTGCTTGAAGGTGCGCCACTCTGCTGCGGTGCGCGCCGTGCGAGCCTGCCCGATCAGTGAGTTAGCGCGGAGGACGTCTGGGTTCTGTGGGATGGCATTTTGGGATGTCATTGGTATCTCCGTTCTCACGACCTCGAGCGAGCCACCGACCCCCACCGGGAGGGGGGAGGACCGATAGAGTCGGTAGCTCGTGCGAGCCCGCGAGGGGCGTGGTGGTAGTTGCTATCTCGGGTCGTGAGTGGCTTTCGGGTCGAGCCGCCCTTCCAGGTGGCCCCGGGGTGGCGGTGGCGTGCTGGGTAGATTGTCCCGCCCGTGGCTGAACATTGGCGCCTCGGTGCCTTCTGCACGCTCCAGCCCATCGCGGACAACTTGGTCGTGGGCGGGTTGCACTCGCCGCAGCGAATCGGTGAGAGCGTCATTGTGCTGTTGCAGGTCCCGGTGAGACCGGGCAAGCTTCGCGTGACGTTCAGCCCACATCTCGATGTCCCCTTGCGCTTGCGTGAGCAGACGCTGTGCAGCGGCTACCTCGCGCTCCAGATCATGGATGCGGAGTTCGCGCCGGCGGGCCGCTGTCGCTAGTTGCCGACGGCGCCATTCCGCGACGTCGGTCATGCCTAGGATCTCGTTGGAGAGGTCGTGGTCGGGTTCTGATTTGCTTGGCATCGTGTTCCCCAGCGGCTCAGGCCGCGGTAGTTGACTCCGGGACATCCACGTCGTCTCCAGCCGTGGCGCCCCGGGTAGTTTGCTTCTCCAGTCCGAACTCAGCGGTGAACTGGCGGACCGCGTCGCCGCGGTCGAGATTGATCAGGTGGAGCAGGTCGTCGCGGATGACGGCGGCGCTGCAGGCTGCGCAGCGAAACCACGTCTGCCCCTCTGGCTGGATGTCGTGCGCCTCGAAGCGCGGCTTGTCAACGAGGTCGACACCGCACTCGGCGCATCCCGGGCGCTCGCAATCGTCGCAGTAGTGCTCCGTTGCCTCGAACGCTGTAGGGACGACGTGGCCAACGTAGAGCTCCGTGCCACAGCCGTCGCATTCGATGGCGAGACAGTCGGTGTAGTGGCGGATCATGCTGCGTCTCCAAAAGCCCTCTTCGATGACCAGCTAGCGGACCCTCGACTGCGCAGCGCCGCTCTCGCCAGCTTGCGCGCGTCAAGAATGATCGAGGCCATGGCGCGGCGGGTTGCTGCAGGACCAACTACAACCGGTTCGTCGCCGCTCAACTCGCAGTATGCGTACCCGTCGTCGTCGCATTCGAGAGTGAAGACGTGAATCTGCTCGAGCACCCCGGCAGCCGATGCCAGCGCGCAGATGAACAGGGCCACCGTCTCGGCGTATGCTTCGGTACTAGCGCGGATCTCGACTCGCGTGCTGTGGCTGCTGATGCTGGTATGGGTGGTGAAGTAGTGTTTCACGACTCCCTCTTAGCGAATGCAGCGACACCGGCGCGAAATGCACGCACGAGTCCATCGTCAGGTAGCTCAGCAATTTCTCGCAACGTGTCGAGCAGCTCAGCAGACGCACGTTCTTTGGTGACGGCAGACAGTGCCGCCTCGAGCGCCTGTCCCTCCATGTCAGTCAGACGCCGCTGCAGTTCGTCTCGCTCATCAATCACGATTCTCAGCGCGTCGGTCATGTCGGAAAGCTCGAGTTCCAGCTCAGACACTTCATAGGATGCATGACATCCGGTTACCGAGCAGCGACGCATCAGTTGTCCATCTTCCCCAATCCACTGCTCTAACCATTCCGTGTCACCACAAGCAGGGCAGGCGTTGTGTTTCATCACTGTACTCCAATCCACCCAAGGTCGGCACCTTCGCCCGGCGGGTCAACCACTGATATAACTCCGCCGAGTAGCCCGATCAGCCGCACCTGGTACCCAAAAAACCACGCTCGCTCCCGTGCCGTTTCCAGCGCGAGAACGAGGTCCTCCGGGTCACTCGAGAACGTTTTCAATACTGAATGGTCGATCACTCTCTCTCCACATCTTCCCGCGCGAGCTCAATGCGCAGCATCCACATCGCTGCTTGATCTGTTGGTCGCAGCATCTGCCGAGCGTGGCGGTCTAGCAGGCGAGCATCCACCTTGGCTTCGAGTGTGAGCGAATCGATTGGATCGGCATGTACGGTTGCGGGGCAGGTCAGCATGGCTAGGTCTCCAGGGTTATTGCGGGGTCCGGTGAATCAGAGCGTCCGTCGTGATTCTGTGTAGCCGCTGACTAGAGCTGATGCATGCTGCGTGCCAAGCTGGATTACCTAAAAAACACCTCATTTCTGCTATCACAGGCCGCGCGAAGTGACGATTTGCGGCACCGGTGGTAACAATTTTGGGTACCGGTCGCGAAATCATTGAGGAAAATCATGCCCATTTTCGTCACCGCTTGGCCCAAAAAGGTCACCAGGATCCTCCTTGTCGGCAGGAGCAGTCGGGTTCGTTGCAGGTTTGGTCGTTCATCGATTCTCCCTCTCTGCCCCATCGGGGGCGTCCTCGGTCCACGACCCACGAACAGTGCAGCCGGGGTGCTGGCACTGGTACTGGGCTCCGTCTGGTCCGTCTCCGACGAGGCGCCCCGGGGCCCCGCAGAACGGGCAGCGCGGGGCCTGGGCGGCGAGGATGGCGGCGGCCTGGACGTGGGTCACTTGCCACCCTCCCATCCAAGTTTCTCTGCGAGTTCGACGACGGTTGGTCCAGTTGCGTCGGTCGTAATCAACTCCTGATCATACACCGTGAACGCAGCAATCTCGCCGCAGCTGTTTCCGACACAGCGGCTGGGATTCGCCATCACCCAGTCACGTAGGTACTGCCAGGCTGACAGCTCAGAGCGGAGGTATTGGATCTCCTCACGACGGCCGTGCAGGTGCGATTTCAGCTCAGTGTTCTCCGCCTCCAGCTCCGCGCACCGTGCTAGCGTCATTTCTACGTTGGCGGCAACCTCTGCACGCCTGACGTTGAGCTTGTCGATGCGGCGGCGCATGTCGGCGTTTTTGCGCGCGAGTTCGAGCCATTCTTTGCTCATGGTCACGGCTGCTCTCCATTCCGGATCCGCTTCGCCGCCGTCGTCGCCTCCTTGCGGGTGCGGTAGCGCTCAGGCAGCGGGTCCTCGAACCGGTGTCCGTGCTCGGTGGGATTGCCCCACTGCAGACACCAGGCGCCTTCGCTGCGTAGATAGCAGGGACGTAGGATGCGGCGCCTGCCTCCGTTGCTGATGGTGGTGACGGTGCGGATGGTGTAGCTCATTGTGCTGCCCTCCGCGCATCGAAGTCGCTACGGAGAAGCTCCAGGGCGTCCACCACTGGTGCGACGAACGAGTGGCATGCTCCGCCATCACGCCCATATCCAGCGCGACTAACCGGGAACCGCTTGCCTCTCACTCGCGATGGCCCGGCGTGGCACCAGTCGTCGCTCCCTAGATGGGCACAGTCGCCACAGCATAGTGGCGTTTTCTCGAACGCCTCGCGCATCTGCTCGACGCGGGCAGCAAACGTCTCGTCGGTGTCGCTGGGCAGTCGGTAGCAGCGCCACTCGACGCCGCTGCGATGCCCGATGTAGGTGGATGTGGTGCGCTGCATGGTTCCTCCCGGTGTCAGAGGTACGGTAAGGCATACCGTACTGCCACGCAAGTGGCAATCGGTCTCGGTCAGCAAAAAATCGACAGACCCTTGCACACGGGTCCGGGTAGGCTTACCATACCGCCCCATGAGACGCGCGCATCAGCTTCTGCGAGAATGGGCACAGCAGGAGGGAATTGAGACATCAGCAGCGTTGGCCCGTCGCCTCAACGTTGCAAAACCGCAGCCATACGCCTGGGAAACCGGATCGGTCCCGCTCGATCGCATCAAGGAGCAGATCGCAAGGGAGACCAGCGGTTTCGTTCCGGTGACGGCGTGGTTCGAGGATCTGGAGGATAATGACACCGACGACGGCGAGGCAGCGTGACGACCCTCGCCACCTTCGACTTCCGCGGGCACCCGGTCCGCACCGCTGGCGACTTCGAGACGCCGTTGTTCTGCGCAGCGGACGTCTGCACTGCACTCGGGATCGCCAACTCGCGGGACGCTGTCTCGCGCCTCGACCCGGACGATGTGTCGGTTCAGCCGACACAAGGCGAAAAACACGCCTCATTCGTCACCGAAGCCGGTCTCTACCAACTGGTGCTCGGAAGCCGGAAGCAACAGGCTCGCGAGTTCAAGAAGTGGGTCACCAGCGATGTCATTCCCGAGATCCGCAAGCGCGGGTACTACTCGCTCTATGAGCACCAGCTACGCGAGCAGCGAGAGAAGCTCCTTGCAGAGCACTTCCCGAACGCTCCCGGGTACGCGAGGCCGCTCATCTCCGACCTGATCGAGGTTCTGCTCCGCCGGTTCGGGTGGTGCCCAGCACAGTCCGGGACGCGAGTGCCGCGCAGGGGTCCTGGGGCGCCGCCATGGGCGAAGCTTCTCGCTAGCTTGCTCTACCACTGGTCGCTGCCGCCAGGGCAGCAGGAACGCCGCAGAGAGCTGAACCCGGTACCTGCGGGTGAATCAGCGCGCCTCCAAGACCACTCGACGTTCTCGGACGTGGCTCGCGAGAAGGTTCGCGATGTCTGTATCGCCGGCATCGCGATCGCCAAGGGCGCCTCCGCCTGGGATGACTGGAAGTACCGGATGGAGCTCGCCTTCGGCACCAAGGCTCTGCAGATGACCATCATGGTGCCGTTGCTGTTGCCGCCAAATAGCGACGACGGAAAGAATAGCAAGTGACCATCCCCATCATCCCCCAGCACGAGCTCCTGAAACGGGAGACGTGCGGCCAGTGCGTGCACTTTCCCGGGCTACCGGATAGCGACGTAGAGACGATCCGCTGGAAGCGCTGCGAGAAGGGTGAGCACTACGTTGCGGCGACTGCGCCGATTGCCACGATCAACTTCGGTAAGCCATGCCCGCACTTCGAGCCGGCCTCCCCCGCCACCAAGCGATCCATGACGGTAGCGGTAGCAGATCGCCTCCAGAGGCTCCGCGAGCAGGCGGAGCTCGATGCCTCCGAGTTGGCTGACGGCGGGCTGGAGTCTCTGGACCACGTCGGGGCGTTCCTCCGCTTCGCTGAGTTTCTGCGGCAGGAGATTGAGAAGCTGAAGGGGTCCTAGATGTCCACCACACCACCAACCGATCGCGAACTACTCAAGGCACAACTGACCTTTGCGCGTCACTGGGCACAGTGGTGTCAGGAGCGCGGGTACACGTTGAACGCCGCTAACTACGAGGTGCAGGCGCGGAATCTCGAGAGACTGCTGGAGGAAGGCGAGAAGGGAGTAGCGTGATGATACTGACGAGGAGGAGGCGGCGTGAGTGATCTTGCTTCAGATCTGAAAGCGAAACGCGACATGGCACTGAAACGCCTGGAGCAGGTCCACCGCGAGCTCGATTCTCTTGAGAGAGAGCGAGAGGAACTCGTCGCAGCGCTAGGCGCTGCAGTACCGGGGCGCAAGCACGGCAGGCACCCTGCGAGGACTGAGCAGGTTCTGGAAGTGCTCCGCGATGGAGGCCCAAATACCGTGAAGGGACTAGCGCGTGCGGTGTGGGGGGCGTACTCTGGGTCGGCTGGCAGCGCTTGTTCCGAGGAGGAGGCGGCGCAGTTATCCCAGATGACGCGCAAGCAGCGAATCGACTGGGCTGCCGAACGCGAAGCGCTAACGAGCCTGCACCACTCAATGCACAGCGGCAAGACCCGCAACCAGCGCAAGGCAGGGCGGCAGAACCGAGGGAAGCGACGAGGACGATAGTTGTTCAGTTTGACCAACAACCAGGCGGCGTTGGCGAATGGCTGACTCGTGGAGACCGTGGGATCCAGACGTGGACTGGGCAACGCTGCGATCGTTGGTGGTGATCGCCAGGTTCGCCAGGTGGCAACGACAACCGCTAAGGGTCATCATGAAGTATGCATTCGAGCATCCAACCGACAGGTCCGAGCTCGACGGGATTGCGTCCGCTCTCCGCGAAGCCTACGAAGCGGGGCGAGCCGAACAGCTTGAGGAAAATTCCTATGTCTGACAAGCGCCTGGTACTTGGTCTCCTTGCAGCCGCCGCTGTTGCAGGAGGAACCCCACTTCCAAACGTCGGTCCGACAAAACCGTGGTCCACTGGAACGTGCGAGTATGGCGGCAAGCTGCGTGTCTCACAGGACAAGCAGAAGGCGTACTGCACCACCTGCGGGAGGATGTTCGAAAGGTGGGGCGAGGTTACAGATGTCTGACACAGCGCCCGTCGTCCTCTGCCACAAGTGCGGGCAGGTCGCCTATCGCGACGATTGCCGCGGACGCGCAATCCTGCTAGTCGCCGGTTCACGCGCCTACCCAGGCTCACCAGACGCAGTCTTCAAGATGGTGCTCGACGTCTGCGATGATTTCGCGTTCCGTAACTGGAAGCCAGGTGTCGATCTCGTTTTAGTCCACGGAGCATCTCCGGTGCGCGGACCGAACAGCATCGACTGGGTTGCCGATCGAGTCGCGCGACACCTCGGGTGGAAGGTCGCGAAGTGTGCGGTGGATCACGAAAAGGACGGACCGTGGCCACAGGCGGGTCCGCGTCGCAGCAAGCGCATGGTTTCCGGATGCGTCCGAGAACGTGACCGCGGCGCCGTCGTCGAAGTGGCTGGCTTCCCATGGAAGCACGATGCAACGGAAGGCGGAACGGTCGGCTGCCTAAAGCTGGCCCGTTCTGCTGGGCTGACGGTGGGGGTGCATGGTGGCTAGCCAAACGCTTCCTTGCCCGTGCGGCTGTCGTCATGTTGGTGAGCGGTTTAGCGTGCAAGACGGATCGTGTCTTGTGTGTGCGCAGTGCGGTCGCGAGGGCAAACGTGGCACTACCGAAGCACAGGCGCGCCAGTTCTGGAACGCGATGGTGGTTAGGATGAAGGTGAAGAGTGATGGCTGACAAATACAGCGTACCACAATACGCATACCAGCAAGAGCACGCAGCCGGGATTAAGTTGGGATACCGAGACCGTCAACGGCTGAGCGTAGACGTTCGTGCCGAAGCTATAGCAGACTTCAGAGCCGAGCATCCAACAGCTACCGAGGCGCAAACCTACGTGGCATTGGACTACGAGGAGTTCAGCCGCATCATCGCAGAGCAGCGCTTTGCCCTGGCCTATCGCGAGGAGTACATCCAGCGACTGCGTCAGGTGATTGCTGGGCTCCGCGATATAGTATCCAGGTTCCAGCGCACCACTGAGGTGGCGAAGGTGCAGGGTGATGGCTGACCGCAAAGAACTGCGCACCATATTCAGACGCTCTGGAATATTCTTCGACGGAGAGGACTGCTATGGATTCAGGGATCGCGGCGGCATCCCACTGCACGATTGCGAGGACTTCTGGCAGTTGCTGGAGGACTGCTACGACGCTGGAGTCAATTATGGATTCGATGTTGGTGCGCGTATTCAGGTCACCGAGAAAGGTGGTCGAGCAGGTGACGATGGCTGACCACTGGGAGACCAGCGCAACCAACCGATGGCTCCAGTCCCTGCCGGATGGTGAGCGGGCGAAGCTCTACAACGGTGCCGTGGCGTTGGCCGCTTTCACCGGTAGCACCACCAGGAACGTGCTCGACCAGTTGTATCGCGTCGCACGGCAGCCTCGCGTCGCGCAGGGTTCGGAGTTGGCGCGCGCATTCAGGTCACCGGGAAAGGTGGTTGATGATGGCTGACGACCTCTGGGACTGGGCGGCCGTCCTCGCTCTGAAGGAGATGGCTCTGCAGCACTCACTGACGATCGAGGCGCTACTTGCGACCATGGAGAAGCGTCCCAAGTTTTGGGAGATGTGCTGGGCCGCAGAGCACGACGCGACAGCCCGTGGAATTCTGATCGGGTACCGTCATTACAACGAGACCATGGCTCGAGGATGACGATGCCTAACGCCACCATCCTCCAGTTCCCTGGCGCACCGGAGCAAGCCGACGACGATGTCGGCCTCTACACCTTCGTCCTACACGACTTTGGAAGAGCGCTGAAAGAAGGCAAGGCGCCAGCGGACGCTGCAGCGATTGCGGTAGCCGAAGCGCTCCGCGGAACGCTCGCATGGCCGGACGAAGAGCGACTCAAATACGCCGAGAGCCTCGAGCGCGAGGCGGGGATGGGGCGCTGATGCTGGCACCAGTGCGCGCAATTAGGTTGCTCCGTGAAGCAGAGGAGCGCAAACGCATCAAGGCCATCGAGCAGGTGTTTCGGAGGACAGAACTCGAGGCACGCCAGATTGGCGAATACGACGCCGCTGATGCCATGCGGCAGGTAGCTGACAACGTCGCAAGCGGGCTCGTTCATAGGCCACCAGAGCGGGGATACGTTCCTAGTAGGGGGGGGCGGTGACAGGAAAGGGCCGCACAACCGTGACGCTCCGGGAGTTGCCAGCGAAGTGCCCATGGTTTGAGCGTCGTGACCGCCGTTGGGAATCGGACGTCTACTGGGTCGAGCTGATGCACTTCGATTACGGCATCCGCGTCACGATCGGAAGGCTCGACCAGCGGCCGGTGGAGGGTCCGGACGCTTGGTATGATCTGTGGTCGATCAAGAACCAGGTCCTTGGCGAGGAGGCCTTGGCGGTCGAACTCTATCCGCCGCTGTCGCTCTTGGTGGACGGCGCCCACCAGCGGCATCTGTGGCTCGCCAGCTCTACCGATTCGGCGCGCGACTTCAGCGAGAAAGCTATGAGCATCGCCAGGGCGATGAAGGGTGACACGGCATGGTATCCGGATGAGCGGGAAGGCACCCCATGACCCAGCTCGCCCTCCCGATGACCGCTGGTCCACGCACCCCATCCGGGGTGTTCTCCGAATGCTCGTGGGCGTGCCGCGGACACGGTCGCGATTGTCTCGACCCATACTGCAAGGGCCGCCTCTGGTGCGGTGCCCCGCTGGGGGGTCCGTGGTGATCAGGCAACCGCGAAAAGCCACCGACTGGTTCGGGAAACCGACCCCCAGGATCCGAGCGACTGTCGTCTATCCGACGTGCGCTTCGTGCGGGCGCTACAACCCGCCGAGCCGCTACGGACCGGGGTACTGCGGCTGCAAACTCTACGGCGACACGTGCGTCTACCACACCGCATTCCAACCGGTGACGAGGCTGGCCGGGTGCGTAAACCCGGCGGACCGTAACACCCTCTATCACGCCACCTCCGAATGCCTGCCCGCAGAAAGGTGTGTCTTCTGTGACTGACAAGGCATGGCGGTGTGCGTGTGGTAGGGCGCTGCTGCGCGTGCTCGAGACGCGCGGTGCCTTGGTGGTTTCTTTCCGCCCACCGAGCGGGCGTAGGCTGACAGGAGGAGACCGTGAAGATGCCTGACTGCAAAACCTGTCGCCCATCAAACCTCGACTACATCGCATTCCACGAGTTGGCGAATGCTCACGTAGCTGCAGGAACCGATTCGATTCAGTGCCCAGAGTGCGGCCTCTACCGCTGGCCATGGGAGTTTCCGGAACCGGACTTCTGTGGAGCGACGGGGTTGGGGTGGACCCACACGGGGAGGACCTGGTTCTTGCAGCGCACCGGTGAGAGGGCTGCCGTTGGGGTGATCCTTCATGGAGGATTGAGCGGTCACTTTACAGCGTGGCGCAACGTTGGCGACACATGCGAGCAAGTCCATGGCGGCACCCTAGCAGACTGCGCCCGCGCGCTGGTCAACTCCGTGCAAGGTGAGCGGTGAAGGCCCTCTCCGTCCGCCAGCCCTGGGCTTGGGCGATTCTGCACGCCGGAAAGGACGTCGAGAACCGCGACTGGGGACGCTGCCCGGGATGGCGAGCATTCCGCGGGCGGGTTCTGCTCCACGCTTCAGCCGGGTGCACTGCTCGGGAATACCAAGACGCGCGCGAGTTCATCGAAGACCGCGAGGTACTCGACGGTGGTCCTGCCGAGTGTCGGGTGCCGCCTCTGGTCGAGCTCCCACGGGGGGCGATCGTCGGGGCGATGACGATCACTGACTGCGTGCATGAGGACAGCGACTTCGACTCGCCGTGGTTCTGTGGACCCTACGGGCTGCTGCTAGAGGATGTTGTCGAACTCGCCAAGCCCATCCGCTGCAAGGGCGCCCTTGGGTTCTTCAGCGTTCCCGCCGAGGTCGATGCGGAGATTCGGAGGCGGTTCGGATGACGGAGCGTGAGGCGCTATGGAATCAGCAGGAAACGAGGCTTTGTGATGCAGCATATTCACCCTTCTGACCCAGAGGAAGCAGGTATTTGGATACGCACGAAGATACTGGAGCACCAAGGACCAGTTCCGGCTGCGGTGCTCCGTGTCGTTGCGTGGCTCGACGGAAAACCGAAGCCTGGTACCGTGTCGCTGACACGTAACCAGAAGAAGCTAGAGGAGCGTGGGCGATGAGGAAGCTCCTCGGATACGCCTGTCACCGCGCCTCGGTCGCCCTGCATGATGTGGCGGTGCGGTTGCTCTGCGGTCCCCCGGCAGATGACCCGTGGGGACGCGACGACGAGAGCGACTTCGACCACCTTCCACCGAAGGTGACGACGGAGCGCTGGGACCCGTGGACCGATGGTGTTCCGGTAGACATCACCCTCCATGACGTCGCCCCACGCCTAGCCGCCACCATCGACTGGGCGCTCTCCCATATCACCCGGAGGAACCAATGATAGTTGTCTACGTAGCCCACCAGTACGGAGGAGACACCGCCAACCGAGCAGCCGCTGCCAAGTGGTGCGCGTTCTTCGCCCGGCTCGGGTACTCGCCCAGCGCCATGTGGATCGTGCTCACCGGCGAGTGGGACGAGTCGATGCGCGAGCGGGGCCTGCAGATCGACTTTGAGAACATCAGCAGGTGCGATGCGATGGTGCTTGTCGGGCCTGCGATCTCGGACGGCATGCAGAGAGAATCTTGCCACGCGCTGGACGAGGAGGTTCCGGTGATCGACTTGGTGCACGGGTTTCCAGACACGCCTGACGATGTGAGTGCAGACCAGGCGCTCGAGATTGTGGCGCGCATCAACGCGGTTGTGGAGACGTGGTGAAGAGTTGGTTTGCAGGCGGCGGAGGGATGGGGCAAAGATGACCTGGCACCACGAACCGCCGGAAGGTCGGGTTTATGCGCTTGTTCTAGCGAACGGAGAGAATGTCCCGTTCGTCGGACAGTACGAACCCAAGAAGCAGGTCTGGGTCGGTGAGCCTGGTCCGTACCAGAGGCAGGTTCGCTGGCTAGATTCAGAGTGGCATCCGCTGCCCTGGCACGCGACGTTCTTACCTAGAACGCATGCCGTCGAGGTGAGAAAATGACCAAGCACTTACGAACAATCCGCATTCACATCCAGGCCGGACCGAGAACATGTGGCGGTTGCATGTGGTGGCACTTTCTGGAGAGTGAAGTCCACGGAATGCCGCAGCCATGGTGTCCAGTATTCCGCCGTTTCCTTGAGACAGAACGAGCCCACCGCTACAGGTGCGCCGAATGCCTGGAGGCTGACATTGGCTAAGCGCCGCAGCCAACTCGTCCGCGAACTTATGGAGCGACACGGCGCCACCCAATGGCAAGCCGAGCAGGTCGAGGACCATCCCCATGCAGAGTACGTCCTGGAGTACACGATCGCGAAAGGACTAACGCCGAAAGAGGCAGCTGCTCAAGGCAAGCTGTGGAAGGTCATTGACACGAGAGACGACAGCTCCAACCATGCACTTGCATGGGGCGTGACAGCATACGAGGCATGGCAACTAGCGCGGCCGCGCATCGCCAAGCGTCCTGCATTCCACCAGTGCCGGTTCGAGGTGCAAACGTGAGCAAACAGCTACAATGTCCAGACAAATACCGACCAGTCTTCGACGAGGCGAAGGAAGCGATTGCGCGACTTGAGACCATGGTGCAGAGACACAGCAACCGCTACTTTGACGAACTCATGCAGCTCAGGTGTGCTCCTGACTTGCTCGACCAGCGCCGGAAACTGTTCCCAAACGCGAAGGAGCTGACCGAGAGCTTTGGTGCATTCCGGGCTGCGGTACGGCACTTCCGAGACTGGATGGACGATCCTTGTGTCACGGTGGCGTGTGTTGGCGATGGGTGCCGTCCTCGGACTGGCGCAACGTTCGCGCTTCGGACTCGCTGGAACGTCATCTCAATCGACCCAGCGCTGCGCAATCCTGCCTCTGTCGGTGACATCGAACGTCTAGAGTGCAACGTGCGGCATGTGCAGGACTGCACGCCTCGGCATTTCAAACGCCTCCTGGTTGTTGCGGTCCACTCGCATGCAACGCTAGCGCAGACCTTCAGCACGCTGTCCGGAGATGATGTTGGCGTCGTAGCTATTCCCTGCTGTGTGCCGTTGGAACTCGACGCGAAACCCACCGCCGACTACCGAGACGGCGGGATTCACTCACCAAAGAATCGGGTTCTTGTTTGGAGGTCCGCGGCATGAACGGCAGCCCGGCCCTTAACCTTTTTCCCAACCAGCTCCAGGCGAAGCGGGTCACTATCGCGCAAGCGGACGCCGTGGCCTGGCTGGCGTCACTCCCCCCCGAGAGCGCCCACCTGGTCGTCACCGACCCAGCGTATGAGTCGCTCGAGAAGCACCGCGCAAAGGGAACAACGACGCGACTCAAACACAGCGACGCATCGAGCAACGACTGGTTCGACATCTTCCCGAACTCCCGCTTCCCCGACTTGTTCCGTGAACTCCACCGCGTGCTCGTCCACAACTCGCACCTCTACGTCATGTGCGACCAGGAGACGATGTTCGTGGCGAAGCCGCTCGCCGAGGAGGCGGGGTTCCGGTTCTGGAAACCCATTGTATGGGACAAGCAGGCGATGGGCATGGGCTACCACTACCGAGCCCGCTATGAGTTCATACTTTTCTTTGAGAAGGGGTATCGGAAGTTGGCAGACCTGGGCGTGCCAGACGTGCTGTCGTTCAAGCGCGTCAAAGGCAAGTACCCAACCCAGAAGCCAGTGGAGCTTTGTGAGGTATTCATCACCCAGAGCTCGAGCCCCGGCGAGGTGGTGATCGACCCGTTCATGGGGTCGGGGTCGACAGGCGTGGCGGCGCTACGTAGCGAGCGCTGCTTCGCTGGGTGCGACAGCAGCGAGAAGGCGTTAGAGACTACGAAGGAGAGGTTAAAGGAATGCGAGGAACAGACCAAGGATTCGAACTAAGCAGCGCTGAACTTGCGCTGCTTCTGGCCTACACGGCATCCAAGAGCATCACGTGCGCCAACGTGCTCTTCAGCGTCAGCAACAACGGAGCTGAGGCCTATGCCACCGACGGCGTCTGCTGCGTCCACGGAGTCGGAGACAATGACGGATTCAAGTTCGCCGATGACGCCACAACGGAACAGCAGTGGTCGGTCACACCGGAGATTCTGAAGGCGATTAAGAAGGAGCTGCACGCCAACGACCTGGTGAGACTGCACTTCAGTGGCGCTAGCCTGACGGAGTACACGCGGCTAGCATGGGTGAAGGACGACGACGGAGAGCCATACATCGAGGAGCGGCAGACGTCCCGGTGGTACGAGGATGCTGTCCAGCATCAGCAAGAGCTGGCATTCAACGACAAGACCGGGAAGAGATTCACGAATGACAAAGGGGTTCCTATTGAGCTTCTCGGCGAACTCAAGCGGGCTGCGATTCTGGATGCGCTGCCGACAAGCGGAACGACGATTCATCCGGGCAGAACCGCTGCCGATGGGTTACAGTTGACAGCAATCACAACGGACGGGACAGACTGGACGGTGACGCTGATGCAGGATGATTCGGTGCATGAGGAAGCGTGAGAAGGTCGAGCCATTCACTCCAGCAGAGGCAGAGGAGTTCCTTGCGTTCGCTGACGCCGTCTTGGCGCAACCGCCGAAGCGGCCGCATACTGAGCGCTACCCAGGGAAAGGGCGACTCCTGCTGCGCTTTGCCCTACCGCTCGGGATGGCGCAGCCGCTGAATCGATCTCGCAAGGCACCAACGTGGAAGGCACACGATGAGCGCGAGCGCCTACTCAATGAGATGGAGCGGCAGTTGGCGCGCCAGGCTCGCATTCTGGTGTGGCCCGCTCCGCTCCCCGGGCGCCCGATGCTGCGCGCGATCCGGTTCTCAGCTGGCGAGTCGGACGTCACTGCTTGCTGGTTCAAGGTGGCGACCGATGTATTGTTGGTGCCGCGGATGCGGAAAGGAAAGCGCGTGCCGGCGCTAAACGTACTCAGAGATGACCGGCCTTCGATGTTGGAGCTGCGGCATTGGACCGAGCCGGCGCCGCCGAATCGAGGGGGGGCTATGGTCGAGATTTGGACGGGTAAGGAAGAATGAAGACCAAGGTAACCGCCGCTGACATCCGCGCAGCCCTGCGACTGCACTTCCCAAATGGATCGCATGCTGTACTGGAAGAGGTGCGCAACGGGACCGGGTATCGCCGCACCGAGCGCTATGCAGACGCGCTGGTGTGCTCGTGCTGGCCATCTCGTGGTCTTTGGCTTGCCGGCGTAGAGATCAAGGTCTCACGGTCCGACTGGCGCAAGGAGCTAGAGCAGCCTGACAAGAGCGCTGAGATCCAAAAGTGGTGCGACTACTGGTGGATCGCTGCTCCGAAGGGACTTGTGAAGGATGGCGAGTTGCCGGTCACGTGGGGGTTGCTCGAGTACGATGCCAAGGCGCGGGCCAAGAGCAAAATCGCGATTGCTGTCCAGGCACCGAAGCTTGATGCGCTGGCGCTGTCGATCGAGTTTGTGGCATCTGTGCTGCGATCGGCTACCAAGTTGCGAGACGACGAGATCCTAGCCATTCGCAACGAGTCCTGGCAGCAGGCCCGCAAGGAGCTCGGAGAGCTCGACGAGCTGACGACGAAGCTGGCACAGGCAGAGTCCCGCATCCGCCTGCTGGAGCACTACGAGAAAGATGCGAAGTTGTTGCGCGCGGAAGTGCGCGAACTGCGCGAACAACGCGACGCCGTCCGCATCAAGGATTGGAAGCTCCGCGAACTCGAGCAGCAAGCGTGTGAAATGAGGGCAGCGGCAGACGCGATCGATGCCGTTGTCGCCAGCGCAGCGACACAGAAATAGGACGAATCGGAATGACACGCGCATTGTACCAACCACACGAACTAGACGACCGCATCCTGCTAGCTTTGGACCTGCACGCTCACCTCGAACTCGCTGCGCTTGCTGACGCTGTTGGGGAGTCTGTCGCGAAGGTGCGGGTCAGGCTGATGGCGTTGTGCGACGAGAAGCGCGTCCACGCCACTCCGTTTGGGTCGTTCAGGCTGACGAACGAGGAGCGGACGCGGGTGCATGACCACACGACCTCTACGCCTGAACACTACAACTGCCCTGACGAGTGCGAAGCCTGCACCGACTCGGTCAACGCACTCGTCAGGGCTGCACGTGAGAAGCGTGAAAAGGGCCAGCCAATCACCGTTCCGATCCTGCCAACCAACGCGGAGGATGAGCAAGTGGTTGACGAGATGCTAGAAGAGCATCGTAAGACTTCGGCCACACCTGACGCATCAATCGTCGCGGTGCACGACGAGATCGTTAGGACCGCACGTGAAAAGGTTGCACGCCAGGAGCGTGAACAGACTTCGGCCGCCACGACGGCCACGGACCAGACGGTTGCACGTAAGCCCGGGGAAGACCTGGCGGTGACCACGCTCTCCGCTGAGAGGTCTGGTTCAGAACCCGCTACCGGTATGACGGAGTCAGCGGCCGGTAGCGGGGTCGTGGGCCTTCGTGCCGAGTTCCAACCGAAGTGTCGGCACTGCATGCACTGGGAATCACGCATGTGCGGAAGCGATGGCCACGAGGTTGGTTGGTGTCTACTGCATAGCGCGGAGCGCGAACACCACGAGTCACATCGATGCCACACGGAACTGCTCGCAGAGCGATCCGAACCAACCGACGCCGAGCTCGACGCGATCGCGGATGAGGCGGAGCAGGACTTCGAGGAGATACCAGGCGAGTGTCCAGACCTCGCAGTACTGCGGGCAGAGCATGCCGCCAGTGCGTGGGAGGAGACCGAGGATGAGGAACCGGAAATCCACAGCCCGACCTGCGACTCGAATTTCAAGGACGGCCAGTGCGATTGCGGAGCGGAGGAAAACGACATCCCTGACGGCAACGCCGACTGGGATGAACTCGACGAGCCAAAGGGGCGCGAGCAGGTCGAAGATTGCGAGAGCCGGAGAGTGGGGCCGACTTGCGGCGACTGCGCCCGGTTCAGGCCGCATGAGCGCAACAGGCGCATGGGATTCTGCAGTGCCTACGGCATTGGTGCCTGTCGTGACACGACTGCCGTCATGCGCGTAGCAGGAGGAGAGGAAAGGATTCTTTGTCCCCACTTCGCCCCCGCAGAAAATGCCGACGAAACTGGCGAAAGTTCCACTTCTGACACGGAACGCCCCCCGACGGCAGAATCGCCACCACAGCACGTCTGTGGCTCCGACCGCAGGCCCACCAATGGCCTCCGTATCGAGCAGGTAGCGCGCGAGTTTGTGGCGCTCGAGAAGCGGATACAGGAACTAGACGAGCGGCGAGGGCTGCTACTTGCTGAGCTGAGGGGTTTGGTTGAGCCCGAGGAGGCTGCTAGGTGAAGTGCCCACGCTGCAACCATACGCGGTGCAACTGCATCACAGCGCAGCCGCATCTGGTTGAACACCCTGCCCCAGACCTACGCGATGTGACGATCATTCCTTTTGAGGCTGACGGTCCAGAGGCGCTAATCGGGATTCCATGCGCCGGATTTGGTGAACTCGTCGAAGCGGAGCATTCAAGGAGGGGATTGGAGTAGATGGAAAAGCGCGGACGAGGTCGTCCCCCGAAGCCACCTGGAGAGGTGAAGGGGGTTCGGTAGTGGCGGCAGTCTCCCGAGAAGCGGTCAGAGCGCCGTTCAGCTACTTCGGCGGCAAGGGCAAGGTTGCCCCCGTCGTGTGGCGCGCCTTCGGGGCTGATGTCTCTTCCTACGTCGAGCCATTCGCTGGCTCGCTTGCGGTGCTCCTCGCACGCCCTGGCGGCGCCGGGAAGCTCGAGACGGTGAACGACCGCGCTCTGATGGTCGCAAACGTCTGGCGCGCCATCCAGCAAGACCCCTACGAGGTGGCGGCCTATTGCGACTGGCCGGTGTCCGAGGTCGACCAGAACGCTCGACATAGGTGGCTTGTCGCGCACCTGCAGCAGACCGCCGAGTTCCGCGAGAAGATGCTCGGTGACCCCGCCTTCCACGACCCCAAGATCGCGGGCTGGTGGCTGTACGGGGCAGCGACCTGGATCGGGTCCGGCTGGTGCCGAGAGCCTGGTCAGGGGACGGAACACGGCGAGCCTCGCCCACATCTTGGAAACCCGACCGGGGTCCACCAGAAGATTCCCGACTTGTACGGGCGGGGTGCTGGCCGGGGAGTACGATCGGCACTGCCTGAGCGGGACTCCGTGGAGGCGTATGCACCCAGCGTCGACTGGGATGTGCGACCAGGCCTGCACGGGAACAAGGGAATCCACGTTGCCGAGAAGCGGCCGATAATCCCCGATCGAGGGTGCAACTCGCGCGGCCTGAACCTTGGCAACACTCGGCGCGGCATCGGGCGGGATCGCATTCCGGCCGGACACGCGGAGATCGTCAACGCGCTGGCAGCCGAACTCGAGGCTGGGAGGGCCCCCCCGTGCTTCGGTTGGTTCCTAGCGCTTGCTGATCGTCTCAGACGCGTTCGGATCGTCTGTGGGGACTGGAGTCGGGTGCTGACTCCGAGCGTCCTTGGAACGACCAGGACCCGGAACAGTGGGATGGTCCCGTGCGCCGTATTCCTCGATCCGCCGTACAACGACGAACTCCGGGACCCAAACATCTACTCAGTCGATGACGGCGCCATCTCCACCAAGGTTCGGGAGTGGGCACTCGAGCACGGAGATGATCCGGACCTCCGAATAGCTCTGTGCGGGTACTCTGGCGAGCACGAGATCCCGCCCGGTTGGACCGTTCACGCCTGGAAGGGCGTGAAGGGCTACGGGTCCGGGAAGAACCGCGACAAGGAGCGGATCTGGTTCAGCCCGCACTGCCTGCCCCTCGAGGGCGCGGTGCGGCAGGGGAGTCTCTTCTGATGCGCAGACGCCTCCACCGCCGCACCAGCGCGCCAGTGAACCAAGCGCGGCACGGGCCAACCGTTGGACTCGCCGACATGAGCCACGCCCAGGTTGCCAGCGTCCTCGGAATCAGTCGAGCCATGGTCGGCAAGATTGAGCGGGCCGCGTTGTCGAAGCTGCGGAGCGGGCTACTGAGCCGTGGCGTCTCTGCAGAAGACGTGCGCGCTCTACAACAGGAGTGGACACCGTGGGAGTGACAATCACTCTCTCCCGACGGCAGCTTCGGTCACGCCGTAAGCGTGAGGTGCGGGCGGTTACCGTGAGCATGAAGCGCACAACGGTGGCTGAGCGCGAGCGGTGGCGTCGCGAGAACCCGGTACCCGACAACCACCCAGGGCTGCCAACTACGCGCGGAGAATGCCAGTATGGACCGCGTCCTTGCCCTATGGTCGGATGCCGCTACAACCTATACATCGACGTCTCTCCGAAGAATGGATCCATCAAGACAAACTTCCCCGACCTCGAGGTGTGGGAGCTCACGGAGTCATGCGCCCTGGACGTCGCTGACCGCCATGGAACCACCCTCGAAGATGTGGGCTCCATCATGAATCTGACCCGCGAGCGCGTCCGCCAAATCGAGGCGAAGGCACTCACCAAGATGCAGGCGGAGGCGTTGCGCGAGTTCACGGAGCCTGGGCTGATTCGTCGGCGAAAATTCCAGGATGAAGTCGATGACGAACTGGACACGGAGGATGAAGTCGATGACGAATGCAGCTAGCACACGGGATAAACGCGCGGCACTTCATGAGGCGTCCCACGCGGTAGCAGCGTGGCGCATTGGCTACCGGGTCTCGTTCGTCGAGCTGACCGAGGACGGAGGATCGACCGGCCATGATCCAGGATGCGACCCGCTGGCGATTGGAATCGTCACCGCCGCGGGCCATGCCGCTGACGTGAAGTGGAACGGAATGCAGCGGGAGCACATCACCGTCGACGACCATCTGACTCTCGTCGCTCTCGGGTTCCGTGGTCGGTCGCTTGCCAGCGTACTGGGCATGGCACGGGGCTTGGTGGAGGTGTATGCAGAAGACATCCAGCGGGTCGCCAAGGAGTTGGAATGCCGCGATCTTGGGTATGACGACATGGTGGAACTGCTCGGAGAGTGCGAGTTGGCGGAGGACGTCCCCAAGACTAGATTCGCGGCGCTGCGACTGGTCGTCTGGCTGTGGTTCATCCGCACGCTGTCGAACCCGACGACGAATGCTACGTTCATTTCTGGACCGGTGTACCGATGACTGACCGCCACTACTTCACCGCGCCGGACGGGTCGCGGAGATGGTGCTCGCGCGAGTTGCTTCTGCTAGAACGTCACATTCGCAACTATCCCGACGCACCATTCACCGATTTGCTCCGGTACGGCAGGGACCTGCTGCTCGCTCCGAAGCCTACCGGGTTGCGGTTGCGGTACTCGGTGCCGCATCGGGAGTGGTATCTAACGCACTACGACCACGGACTGGTCGGTTACCTCATGCCAGGAGCACCCGGAGTCTGGTCAGCACTTGCTGTGTCAGATGCGATCGACGACTGCTACCGTGTGGGCGGCGCTAGCACCCTTGCCGACTGCGTCCGCGCCCTCGTCAAGGCGGTGAAGGAAGGTGGGAGATGACCCCTAACTGCAGACCAATCCTCTTCCGACCCGACCAGGTTCGCGCGATCCTCGACGGTAGGAAGACGCAGACGCGGAGACTGATCAAGCCGCAGCCGGACGTGGACAAGCGCAAGCACCGATGGGCCATGAGTCTGAATGACGGAGTGTTGTATTGGGGGCGCGCTCCGTGGCGCGAGACGGATCCATACAAATTCTACCAGGAGTGTTCGATCAAGTGCCCATACGGGAAGCCGGGAGAGCTGCTCTGGGTGAGGGAGACATTTTCTCCACTGTGGAGGGGAGACACTTGCTCAATCTCCGCCGCCGACTTCGCTCTATTGAAGGACGGGACGCATGTGTATCGAGACGGCGACGTAATACCGCCAGCACCGGAGTACTCCGATGGCGCCTTCGACCATATCAAGTGGCGGCCATCACATGCCGCGGTGGGCTTCCCGCCTCACACTGCTGGTCACCGACGTCCGCGCCCAGCGGCTTCAAGACATCACCGAGGAGGATGCGCGGGCGGAGGGAGTGACGCCGTTCCCACCAGGGCCGAACCAGGACCTGGACCCTGGAGATTGCTGGTCGGCGTGCAACAATCCTGGGCGCGAGCACTTGGCTGCATTCGAGTATGATTGGAACGAGACGCATGGGTGGAGCCCGAACTCGTGGGAGAGCAATCCGTGGTGTTGGGTGGTTACGTTCGAGGTGAAGTGAGCGACTTTTCAAAAACTAACGTCTGGAACTGGGCGCGTCGGAAGACCGATGCTGGTGTCGTTCCAACGCTGCGAATGGCTGCAAGACGCTTTGGCGTGTCGATGCAGACGATCGAGGACGTGATCGAGTGGGAGCCGATGCCTTACGAGCCGCCATTTGAAAAATACCTCGGGCTGGCTGTCGCACTTGGTAGTTCCCAGGGTGGCGTGGGAGAACTGAAGCGCGGCGACTGGATTGTTGAGGCGTATTGAGTGGCAACCATGAAACCGATCACGGAGCGACCATTTCAGTCGTGGATGCGTCAAAGTCATCGTTCGTATTGACGCAACGATTCATCTATGGTAGGGGTGTGCGGAGTGGCCGGTAAGCTGAAACGATGGCGCATTCTCGATTGGGGCAAGGTTCCTCAAGACGGCCGGTGCGTGTTGTTCACGTGCCTCGGCTGCGGGAATGAATCGCAACTCCCGGTTCTCGGTACTCCGATGGCGCAGACCGGGATGGGTATCGTTTTTGACCTCGGGCCGCATGCCATGCCGAACGCGATCGAGTGCAGGCATTGTAGGCGCAGATACGAACTGGACGAGGATCCTGGGTGATGGCTGCACTGTACGGAAAGCACTTCGCGAGCATGTACACCGGGTCAATGTGTGGGGTTGGAACCGACGTGTTTGCTGTTTGGGGGTACGTCATCGCACATGCTGTCGACGGCCAGGTCGAACTCAATCCGAAGCTCATGTCCGCACAACTCGGGGCGCCAGAGGACTGCGTACGGAACGCGATCTGTTTCCTGTGCCAGCCGGACCCGGAGTCCAGGAACCCGGACGAGGAGGGGCGCCGGCTAGTCCACCAAGGTGCTTTCCTCTACCGAGTGGTCACCCACCCTCACTACCGATCGATGGCGAACTCGGCGGAGCAGAGAGAGTACAACAGAGTCAAGCAGGCAGAGAGCAGGGAGAGGAAAAAGGCAAAGAAAGCTGCGGAGAAACGGGCATCAAAACGTGTCAATACGAAAGTCATTGACACAAACATTGACCCTGCTTCTGTTTGTGCTTCTGGATCTGCTTCTGCCAAGGAGGGGGTACAGGGGGAGGAGTCGGATCCATGGGGGCTGACCCCGGTACCAGAGCGACCGGACGACGAGCGGGTGTTCGAACACTGGAAGGAGCGCATCTGGACTAAGCGCAGCAAACGGGAGGTTGAATTCACCGACCAGCGCAAGAAGCGGGTGCGGGCCAGGCTCAAGAAGTACTCGCTGGAAGACCTGTGCCTGGTCATTGATCGCGCTGCCGCTTCCGAGTTCCACATGGGGAAGAACGCGGGCGGCAAGTTCTACGGCGACATCGACAACATCATGGGCAGCGACGAGAAGGTCGACAAGTGGCTGGCAAGCGGCGCTCCGACAACAACTTCCAATGGGCGACGAATCTCCGCGATCGACCAGGTTCAGGTGGAGGACGAATGAAGGCTCACGCGAAAGAGGCGTTCGAGATCCTGGCAGTTGCATTCCCGCGGTGGGAGGCGGGCTTCGAGAAACCGGAGAGGTGCGAGGTATGGGGGAGCCTTGTCGCTGACATCCCGCGCGACCGACTCATCCCAGCGGTCCGATTGCTTGCCAGGACTTCTAAGTTTCCACCGAGCATCGCTGAGATATGCGAAGCAAGCGGGGCTCCGGTGCCAAGGTCCGTCATCTACGCGGAGGACTTTGAATGAGCGACGACGTGGCGGTGGTCCATGAGGCGCTACGGGCTCGCGGCTGGCGTAGTGTGGCGGCTGCGCTTGGCATCAAGTGGAGCGGCGAGCGGATCCCCTGCCCACTGCACAACGGGGACGGGCACAACTTCACCCTCGACGAACGGGATGGGCGGCTCACCTGGATCTGTGCGAGTCGATGCGGGAGTAGCGATGTGCTGGACCTGATCCAGCGGCTGAACGGCTGCGGGTTCAAGGAGGCGCTACGCGAAGCCGCCGACATCGCCGGGGTGATCCTCGACGACGGCACAGAGCGCAACGATGAGGAGCGCGAGCAGATGCGCCGGCAGCGGGAGGCCTATGCCGAGGCAGCAAAGAACCGTCAACCGGAACGGCAGAAGCCGCTACCAGACCCAAGGCAGAGCGCGACCGTGTGGGATGCGGCTCAGCCCGTCAAAACCGACCAGGCTGTCGCGGACTACCTGGCCAGCAGGGCCATAGACCCGTCCAGAACGGCCGAGCACGACCTAGCAAGGGTCATCCCTGGAGGTTGCCCGGTTCCGAGCTGGGCGACGTACAAGGGCCGCTCCTGGCCCGAGACGGGGCATCGGCTGATATTTCAGACCTTCGACGCTCAGGGAAGGTTCGTCGGACTCCGTGCGTGGAGGGTTGGTGGGTACAAGGAGACACCGAAGCGGTTGCCGCAAGCCGGGTTCAGTGCGCGTGGGCTGGTCCTGGCGAACCGGGCTGCGAGCGACATGCTGCGCGACCAGTACCCGGGAAGGCTCGTGGTGTGCGAAGGGGAGCCTGATTGGTTGGTGCATGCCCTGCGCAACGCATATGCCGTGGTTGGCATCACGTCCGGCAGCTGGGATCAGGCAATCGCAGACCGGGTTGCGTTCGGGTCTGAGGTCATTGTTCGAACCCATTGTGATGATGCAGGAGAGAAGTACGCTCAGCACATTCTCCGCACGTTGCGCGATCGTGTCCAGGTGTGGAGGAGCCGGGCTGCATGACGGCACCGGACGACAACGACCTGGCGATCACTGGACACCTTCCAGAAGATCCGATTGAAGGCGCGAAGCGCCTGGTCGACGCGCCTCGCATACGAACCGAGCGCGATCTCCTTGAGACATCAATTCGTCGCGCTCTGAGCACCAAAGAGCGCAACGTTTGCACCACCGGCAACTACGACCTGGACCAGAAGACGGGAGGCCTATTACCTGGTTGGTTCTGGCTTGTCGGAGCGGATACGGGCATTGGCAAGACGTCATTTGTTATCGCTGTAGCAGACGACAACCTCAGGCTCGGGCGCGGCGTGATCATCGTATCACTGGAGGATCCGGAGTCCATGTATGGGGATCGGTTGATGTTGCGCCGGTGCCTGAAGAAAGCGAAGGAGGAGAACATCGCGCCCGTGTCTGCGGACAGGATGCGCCTTGGTAAACTGACGGCATCGGACAAGGAACTCATGATGCGAGTGGCCCAGGAAGGGCAACGCAAGCCAATGTTCGTCGATGCGTGTGGATCGAAGGGCGAGAAGATTGCGAGGGACGTCGAGCGCATCCTGGACAACATGTCGATTGACCTCGTGGTTATCGACTACCTCCAAGAAGTGCACAGCGAGAGGCAACACAACTCGACGCGCGACAAGGTGACGGAGATGTGCCGCGGGATTCGCGAGGTGGTCAGGTCGCGAGGGAAGTGTTTGATCATCACGTCGCAGGTGACGGTGGACGATCCAGACAAGTGGCCACGGCGCAATCAGATCCGCGACTCGCGTGACGTTGTGAACGCGGCTGAGGTTGTGTTGATGCTTGGGATAGCTGGCACTGACATCGTGGAGAAGAACAAGCGAGAAGGAACGGAGCGAACGGTGATGACAGCTGGTGAACGCGGCGCGCTAGTGGACAAATGCAAGCAGGGGCGCAAGGGATTCGTTCGGCTCCCGTGGGATGACACAGCGGCATGCTTCGTTTCAATTCCTGACCCTGACGATCAGCGCTACCGCACTCCAGCCCCCGACATCGACGATGCAGCCGACAACCCGGGAGACGAATGGTGGGAGAGATGAACATGAGCGAAACTGAACGCTACCGCGAGTGCATCAGAGCACTGGAGAAGTGTACCGGGTCTACCGTCTGCCGCTTCGAGTTTGAACTAAGACACAACGGGTCAGCTTCGATCATCGTCACTGCCGACTCCCGAGAGCACGAAGACCAAATGGCTAAATTGGCGATCACCATTCTCGGTAAGATGTACAACAATCCGGAGCCGACGGGCGATCTCAGGAGGGTTGAGGAGGAGTTGTGAGCGACCAAATAGATCTGGCGCGAGCCAGCAAGGACGAGGTTATTGCCGGTCTCTGGATGGGAGGCGGATGGTTACCACGCGGACTGTTGGAGGAATTCGCTGTCGTATGTCTCTGCGCTCCGGAGGTGTACCCGGACGACGAGGATCTGGCAGACGTGGCGTTCGTCGTGCGCTGCCCGCTACGGGACTCGATTCCAACTGATTCGGAGATTCAGACTGCACGCGCTGGAGCGGCGTGGGTGGCGAGATGCATTGCTCAGCAGGAGCGGGCACTCGTCACTTGCCTGGGTGGCCTGAACAGATCAGGTCTGGTCGTCGGGTTGGCTCTGCGCCTGCTCGGACACGACGCCGCTGAAGCGATCCGCCTAGTGAAGCGCGCCAGAGGCCCGTTCGCTCTGAGCAACAAGCATTTCATCGAGGAGATCCGACGATGACTGACCGTTCCGCTGCTCTTTACATGGCCCACGACGTCGGCGTGCTATCGTGCTCGTTCTGCACCGCCAGAGCCGACGACTGCTCGACGCTCATCCAGGGGCCCGGTGTCAGCATCTGCCGGCACTGCGTTGAGGACTGCATCAAGATCCTTTGGGGAAAGGATGCTTCCGGGGTGTTCCTGTTTCACGATCTCGAGTTTTCTTTCCGCAGACAGGGCTGTTTTGACGAGGCGGATACTGCGCGCCAGTGGGTAGAGTGGCTTTTGGGCAAGGTACACCGGGCTCCCACAACACGCGTTGGTCTGTTCACGGTTGGAGGAGAGTGGGACCTACCGCCGACGGACGGGGTTGCTTTCCGAACTCCAGTGTCAGGGAGGAGGTGCCGCGATGGCGAGTGACAAGCCCGCGGCGCCACCCAAGCGCGAACTCCCAGACGGTTGGGAGTTGATCGACTTCGACAATCCGCGGATCGTCTGCGCGATCACGGACGGGATCCGAGAGGTGACGATTGCCGAGAACGGGGAGTTGACCACGTTCGTCGGCGAGTTCCCGGACCCTGGCGTGCCCTACGCTGCAGCAACCTACCTGCTGGGGGTATTCGATGGCGACTAGCAAGTGGCGTTGCGATCGGCTCGACATGCGTGCTCCGGATGGGTTCATTTTTCGTACCTTCGACCCGCCATGGTGGCGGCTGGACCGTTGGCTGATTTGGTGGCTGATGCCGCCGCGGAGTCGAGGCTTGGTGGACATTCGATTTGCGAGTGGAGAGCCGTCTCGGTCGGTGCGTTGCTACAGGACTTCGGTGCCGCGATAGCGGCAATCCCGCCGACGAAAGGAAACGACAATGAGTGAGTTATACGCAGGGACATCAACACCAATCCCGCACCAGCATTTTGAATGCCCGTCATGCGGCGCGACACACAAGCGAGGGGCATTCGGACTCGGCAGCGGAATCCCAACCTACCGCTGCCTACGGTGCGGGTACGTAGGACGCGGATATCACCCGGACCCGGAGATTGATTTGGGCATTGCGCGTGATGCCGAAGAAGCGGAGCGCACGATCTTGGTGAATGGTGGTCCGTTCTTCGTTGGAGTACCGCCGGAGGCACCTCCGCTCGGTTACATCCCTACAGACGACGACCGTTACCGTGCCGAGCAACGCGGCGCAATCCAGCCGGCGCTGCGGGGCGGGCAGGATCTGATTTCTGCTGGCAAGCCAAGGAGTGCCGTCTGATGAACGCTGCTGAGGTACAGACAATCGTTGCCGCAAAGTACGGGATGACTCGCCGAGAGCTACTCGCCAGGCATCGGAGCAGGACCACCGTGCGAGCCAGGCAGTTGGCGATGCTGATCTGCCGTGACGCGCTGGAACTTAGCTATCCAGAGATCGGGAAAGCGTTTGGCAACCGCGACCACACTACTGCGATGAGCGGAGTCGCGAAAGCGAGAAGCAAGCTGGAGCGCGAAACGATCTGGAGAGATGACCTGCGCGCGATCCACGGGTCGATCATCGGGCCAAAAAAGGCTCAGGAAGTGCGGTATCGGGTGGCAGTGTGAATGCAACAGGAGGGGTCCAGTCGCCGGACGGAACTCGCGGTGAGACCTGGAATCCCGTGCGCGGCTGCTCGCGCGTCTCGAAGGGCTGCGAGAACTGCTATGCCGAGCGCCAGGCGCACCGGTTCAGCGGGCCAGGGCAGCCATACGAAGGCCTGACGACCGTCGCAACCAAGAACTTGCTGCCGATCGGAAAGCGAGGGCGCTCACGCTGGACTGGAGAGGTCCGCTTCGTCCCCGAGATGCTCGACGCGCCGCTTCGATGGCGGAAGCCGCGGATGGTCTTCGTCAATTCGATGAGCGACCTGTTTCACGAGAAGCTGACGGACGAGCAGATCGCGGCGGTGTTCGGCGTGATGGCTGCCTGCCCGCAGCACACGTTCCAGCTTCTCACGAAGCGGCCGAGGCGGATGCTGGACTGGTTCGGTTGGATATCGAAAGCACCGGTGCATGGCGCGCCAGAGGTTCGCGCTTGTATGACCGCAGCAAACCTGCAGCGTGGAAGAACACAGGCGACATTCGCCCTTCCACCTCCGAGCGATCGCGCAAGTTACCCTCCCTGGCCCCTACCCAACGTCTGGCTTGGTGTCAGCGTTGAGAATCAGAAGGCCGCCGACGAGCGCATCCCGCTGCTGCTGAAGACGCCTGCGGCGGTGAGATGGGTGTCGTGCGAGCCACTTCTTGGAACGGTGGACCTTGAGCGAGTCAGTTGGCCAGGACGGCACCGTGTCGATGTGCTTCGCGGTGGAACTTGGGAATTCCAGTGCCGTTGCGGTGAGGATCACGGGTTCGTCAACCACGGCGACATGGCAACGATCGACTGGACCGTGGTTGGTGCCGAGGCTGGTCCCGGCGCGCGCCCCATGGACGAGAACTGGGTGCGGTCGATCCGAGAGCAGTGCATCGCTGCAGGCGTCAGCTTCTTCTACAAGCAGCGACTCGATGGGGGGCGCAAGGTGAGCATGCCGAGGCTGGACGGAGTGCAGTGGGCGCAGTTCCCGGAGGTGACGAAGTGACGGTCAGGAATTTGCGCTGCTTTCACAATACGTTTTCCATCTCGCAACAAGAACTCGACAAAGCTCCCGCCCGGGACTTTGTGCGCCATGTTTCCGAGCGCATGATGAGGAACGCTGAGGTTACTTCAGAACGACGGTTGGTTGACGAGCTTCACGCCAATCTTTCGTGGACGTTCCGTATTCCGACCATGGCCGAGACGTTCGACCGGATAGGTAGTGAGACAAGCGAGTTTCGCAAACTGCGGTTAGGACCAGACGACTTTCTAGGTCCCGGTCCGCAGGTCGTGGAAGCGCCAGTCCCAGATACTGACGACGACGGGAATGTTGTCGCATGGAAGGCGTCAGGGAGTTGCGTCGCTCTGGCTTCTGCGCTCACCGTGACGCAAGGTCGTTTCGATGCGTGGATGCAAAGATTAGAGGCTGGCCGTGCGTAATCCACATCGACGTGTGCTGCCACTGTCCACCATCAACCGCCACGGCGAAAAGGGGTACGCGCTGTACCGTGCTTCAGACGAAGAGCAGCCTGTTACTCGGTGGCTAGGTGACTTTTGGGAGCACTGGGCTAGGTTGAGATGGATCGATCATCCGCTGCTTGGCAACAAGATAGCCCTCCGCATCCGCTGGGCAGCCCGCCACGCATGCAAGCGGCTGCGGGCGCGGATTGCGGAGATGGAGAGCCAAGACCTACACTGCCCACAGTGCGGGGAAACTCTCGTCACCCTGGACAGCACGGATGCGAGGATTACCCTGGAGACCGAGATTGCGCGGCTACGTGAAGCGCTGCGCCCATTCGCGCTTCCGATGACGCTCGCAAACGCTGTGGCCCGAGCCATCGAAAACGGACCGCAGCCGTTCGTAGCGAACCAACTGCCGCGCTACGAGGACTTCCTCCGGGCGTGGGAGTTGCTCGGCCCAATCGAGTCCGACACCGACCAAGAGGTGAAGCCGTGAGCACACCCAACAAGGTAACGATCACGCTCTGCAACACGTGCCCATTCGACTCTAGCAACGCCAGAAGTCGCGACCGTGACCACTGCACACTACTGGGCTACGACGGTCCCGGCGGCGGTTTTCGGGTCCCTCCCCAAGAATGTCCGTGGCGCAACGGCGGTGTTGAATTCGAGTTCGACGAAGACAGGGCGAAACGCAGATACGCGGACTGGTGGGCGGCCGAGTGCAGGAGCTACCGAGAGTCACTGCTCAAGATTCTCGCAGAAGCAGAAGCTGACGGACAGGAAGACGTCGTTCGCGATATCAACGACTTGCTGCGCGAACTCGAGGTGACGCCATGAACCCAACCCGCCGCCTCATCCGACGCGCTGTGCACGACGCGCATGAGAAGCAGAGGCGTGCCCCCAGTAGCTCCTGGCGATCCATGCACCATGCGCGCATACCGGTCCGGTCTCTGCTACGCGCACTACCGTAGAATGGCTGACGGAGTAGGTGAATGAAGCTCCAGAAAATCTGCCGCCACTGTGGACAGCTCGAGCTGCACTACGCTTGCCGTGATGGCCGCTGTATCAAGTGCTACGCTGCTGCAAGGACGCGATACGATGGCATGAAGCGCTGTCCGGCGTGCAAGAGCGTCAAGCCGCTTGAAACGTTTGCTGAGTCAGAGACCAGCAGAGACGGCAGGCGCTATCGGTGCCGCGAGTGCGACAAGCAGCGCGACTCGTCGGTGCTGTTCTGCGAACAGTGCTGCGGACTCCCATGGCGCAGACCGTCGAAGCTGCGGCCTGGTGCAGAGGATGCGGGCGACCGAGTGCCAGACGGCGTGTGTCGCTGCGGGCTCGAGTATCAAGCAGAGCAGATGCCGACGGCAACAGAAGTGCTAAGACAGGGATCGTCGGCGTCTACGTGGGCGCTGGTTGGAGACAGCGAACTGACGAACTATCACCGCGACGAGAATGGCGAGTTCCGCAACCGCGGCGTGCGGGCGGCACCGGAGTACAGGCGGCCGATGCCGATGATGCGCTGCAAACAAGCTGGCAAGGCAACCAGGGGCGAACGACATGGCTAACGACGATCGAAACTATCTCTGTTGGGTTCGTCGGCAACTATGCCTTGGGTGCGGTCGCGAGCCGGCCGGAGAAGCCCATCATTGCGGAAGCCACGGAGTCGCCCAGCGATCACCAGACGCGAGTGCCGTCCCGCTCTGCCGGGATTGCCATCAAGCACGCCACGACCTGCGGGGGCCGTTCCGTGGATTCGAGAAGCGGCACATCAAGGCATGGGAGCGCATGGCAGTCGAGGTGACGCAGGCGAAAGCGCGACTTGCTGGGTGGGATTTCCCCAACGGCAGGATTAGGAAGGAGGATTGGGATAGCTATACCCACTATCAAGTCATACCGAGGCCAGAGCTGCCGGAGAACACCGAGTCGCAGCCCAAGAAGCCTCCGGTCTGGCACTTAACGAGAGACGAGCCGCCAGATGGAAATGACAAGGTTTGGGCATGGGACGAAAACGCCAATGACGAAGTTGTCGTTGCTATCCATCTGGCTGACTACGAGCTAACGGACTGGACCCACTGGACTGAATACACCGAGAGCCGTCCAGATCCGCCCACTCCGCTGGTCGACGTGTCGAAGCTCCGGTCGGACCTAGACGGGCGGATCGAGGAAGCGCGACGGGAGCGTGACGCTGCTGCAGACGACGGCGACTACGAGAGCGCGATCCGATGGCGGACCAGAGCCGAAGCCTGGGATGATGTGCTAGAGATGATTGGAGATGGTGATGAGTGATTGGATTGCATTCGAATTTCGCTTCCCGGTTGACTTGGTTTACGCGCTTGTGGAAAGGGAGGAGTGATGCGGCGCCGAGTCACCTTCACCAGCGAGGAGATAGCCAAGGCGCTGGTCGTCGATGCTGCGCGGCGTGTTGGCACCGAGGGCGACGCGAAGCTGACCGTCGTCAACGAGTGGAACGTCGAGGATGGCTTTGTGAGCCTGACCATGCACCTGTGTGACAGCGATGATGACATGCGGGAGACGATCGCGGAACTGGAGGCGAGGCGCAATGGCAACTGAACTTGCTGAGGCAACTGCGACCATTGAGGCCATGGCAGTTGGCGAATACCTCGACCTGCTGGCGCACGAGGTGTACGGCATCGAACGACGCGAGAGCATTAACGGTCCGCACCCCGAGACTGATGAGGAGCTTCGTGGCAGGCTGGAGATTGGAGACGATCGGATATCTGATGCCTGCTACGGATTCGACTTGAAGCACAGCCATCTAAGGACTGACCCATACTCCGACCTATCACAACGCGCAACCACTGGCCGCGAGCGCCTCATCCAGGGAGCGAGCGACATCGAATGACTAACAATACCCCAACCAGTGGCGCCATGCGTCGCTCACTCCGCAAGCTCGGCGTGCGCCCACGGTGGTGGTGGACACGAGGTCGTCTCTGGGCGGAGTGGCGTGCCCGCGTGTCTGATTCGCTGAGCGTGGCCGTGTGCGGTCGGATGCGCAACGTCGTGATTGGTGTAGCCGGCGAGGACCTGGAGCCTGGAGACATGGTTGCTGTGGACTTTGGGCTCGGCGCGTCGCAGGTGTTGAGGAAGGTCAACGGAGATCCGCCGAAGCGTTGCCCAACCGTTTCCTTCTCTCGTGCACCAGAAGACTATGCACAGGTAGACGGGCTTGAACTAGGCGATACAGTCGAGCTTGACCCAGTCGCATTGGGACTGATGACGCAGGAAGAGTTCGACGCGGAGCCCAAGGGACCGCATGGTGTCTACAAGGTGACGCGAGTCGGGAGGACCGGTGAACCGTGGGAATTGACGGCCGACGAAGGCGGAGACGAGGAATGATCGATGAGTGAAGCAACCATCTACGTCAACGGGGAGCCGGTAGCGAACGTGACAGATGTTGCGTTCACCATGCAGCCAGAGCACATGGGGTTGCGATCGATCACTCGGTTTTTGCCAGAGTCCAGCACAGCCACAATGACCATCGAGCGGACGCGCAAGAACCGAAAGGCATTCGCCGAGCTGGAGTGCTTCATGAATGGCGTCAAGCGGCACCGCAACTATCGCGTCAACAAGCGGAGGCTGGAGCGGAGGAAGGGGTGGCGGAAGACGCAACGAATAAGGGCGCGCGGAAGCCACAAGCGATGGATGTGGGAAGGTAGGATGGCGAGATGATGCCGGAGGAGTCGCGCAAGATGCTGGAACAGAAGAGCTTCACCTGGAGAAACATCCCAATACGGTCGCATCTCAGCTTTCGGAAGAAGATTCCTGGGCACGGCATTCATGCGGAGCTTGCCGCTGCCATCAACAGAGAGGCCAGCCGTTGCCTCCTGTCAGAACGCCAACTCTACGGACTGGAAGAGGCAGCCAGGCGCGGCCGCGAGCGGCTCATTGACGCCCAACTGGAGCTCTGGAAGCATATCGACGGCGTGACCTACCCGCGCGAGCACGCGGCGCGGAGAGTTGACTTGTTAGCTGCGGAAGTTGTGGTTATGATGAAGACGTTGAACGCGGTGGCTGACGGGTGGGAGACGAAAGCGGATCGGATAGAAGCAGACGCGAACCGAACCGTGATGAGCCGGCATCCAGGCTACCTGCTGAAGGTGACGCTGTGACCATTGAGGAACGCATCATTTGCGAGATCGCGGAGTGCAGGTCGTACATCGACACGATCGAACGCGCCGGGCTCGGGAAGTCGCTGGCACCACCATACCGAGAACGGCTCGCCATGCTCGAGAAGGAACTGAAGAAGCGCGAGCCATATTGGCGCGAGTGGGATGACGGTTGCTTCGTGCTATACACAAATGGGAAACACGTTGCGACGTGTGCCAAGCACTACCGAGGAGATGGCTGGTCGTGGTTCTGGAAAGGCAAGCGAATGGGCGGCGGAACGCTCGAGGAGTGCAAGGCGTCGGCGGAAGAGAAAGCGAGGGAACGATGGGTCTAGTTCGGATGACAGAAGACGATATCGTGAGCGAGTTTGAAATCACCAAGGACCAACTGGATGGCGTGAAACTCCTAGCTGCCGTGTACGAGTGCGCCGACTACGAAGGGAGTGCCTTCGTTTTGTTCGAGCGCGACGGGAAGCTGTATGAGGTCAACGGCTCGCACTGTTCCTGCTATGGTCTGGAGGGCCAGTGGGAGCCAACCATAACGACGTGGGCGGCGCTAGCGAAGCGAGAGTTTAGTGCCTATCAGACTCCTGATACTGAATGGCGCGACGAGATGAAGTCGGTTGCTCTGAGGATGGCCGGAGCATGAGCTACATCGGCCTCTGGAACGGCAGCAACGCGGCATGGCGGAAGCCGTATGTTGCAAAGCTCAAGGGCACATGGCGAGGGACAGGAAGCCCATTCACGATGGCGGTCAGCGTATGTGAGCCAAAGGTTCCGTTCATTCCCTCATTGGTTACGTGCTGCAACTGCGGGTTCTCCACGCGGAACACCGAAGCAGAACCCCTGCGCATCAGTTGTTGCCACTGTGGCCAGGTCTACGTTGCGGCGTTTGGATCAACACAGAAGTGGATTCCGAGCGATGATACCGATGGGAACGGCGCCGACAGCATCCGCATCGTCAACCGGGAGACCGGCGAGGATGCAACAGCGGAACAGATGGCAGAGCTGCTTGGTGAGATGCACTCGCCGTTCGATCCGGAGGACGGACGACGGGGGCACGAGGATGTGCTGCCTGGTCCTGCGGTAGCAGACGACGACACGGATGGACTGCCGCCGCTGGATGATGGGAGTCGGTGGGATGGCGAATGGGTTATCGAGGGAGAGTGCGAGTACGAATCAGCAACCCGTCATTGCATTCACGAATACTCGCCAGGAGATTGGTGTCTGAGTTCTGATGTCGGACAACCTGACGTTCCAGACCCGCCAACGGTAGCGACAATGAACGCGCTGCTGGCGAGACACTATCGCTCGCGTGGATGCTATCTGCCCGACCACGTTCGGGCGCTGGCGGAGGATTTGTGTCAAGAAGCCAGCCGACTCGACGCAGGGAAGCCGGGTGCGAACGCCAGGACGCTGGCAGATGCCATTTACTGGGCGTGGAGCGATGCGCGTGCTGCGGCCAATCGTGTTTTGGGCACCCGCCTGCTCGCCATCCTCGACGAGCTGCACGGGAAAGGGGTTTGCTGATGGCAGCTCTGTTCGACCTGACCCCAATCCCGACGTTCGAAGGGAACCCGGACCAGCTATCCGCAGAGCGACGTTTCGACGCGGTCACTCATCCCAACCTGGTGAAGACCAGGACGGTGGCGGCCCAGTTCGGGGCGACGCTGCGCATAGACACGATCGAACTGCGTGGGACACGAATCATTGGCCACGGAAGAACCAGCGTCGAAATCTGGCAGCGCGAAGTCTGGACGGCGGACGCTTGGTGGGTTTTGAAACGAAGCCCGCTCGATTTAGACCCGGGCCCCGAGCCGTGGCTGCTGGTTCGGAGAGAAGATAACGAGGAGCAGTGTTGGTTGCCCGGGTACGAAACGTACAAGGATGTCTATGTCGGATTTTGATGACACAACACGGCCCCCGTTCACTCGCTACCCACTGGCACGAGCCATTCGATCGATCGCCATGCGCCTGAAGAGTACTGGACCCGGCATCCCGGACCCAGCGGAGATCGAGGCGCTGGCTGATTACGTAGCACAACTCGAGGAAGAGATGGCGGCGCGGCGCTACGTCGAGGGGGTCTCCTACCGGGTCGAGTGCACCGCTTCCGGCATCCAGTCTTGGGAGGCGTCGTCGGACCCGGGCGCCAGCCACATGAAGGCGGAAGCAAGAACGTGGGGCGAACTGGCAGCCGTGTTGCGACGGCAGGAACTGCGAGTGGTCGAATGACTAGAGCAGCAATCGCCAAAGGACTCGCACAACTGCACCTCCCCGCGTCATGGATCGAATGGGTCGAGTCGATTGAGGTCCGGTACGACACCCAGCGTGAGGGCCCATACGAAGTCCATAAGCCGCGCCCGCCAGAGCGTGAGTACGAAACCATTGAGGAAGACTGGGACGGATATGAAGAGACCGTCAGGTACGAGACGCACACCATGACCGACGCCGAGATGGTGGTCGCAACGCTCAACTACGAGATGGCGCTGCAACTCTGGACAGAGCGCCACGGGAACGCGGAGACAGCGCAGCAGTACATTCAGGGCCCAACGGTGTTCGTCGTGACACTGAAGGGCAACGGGCGGAAGCTGGAAATGATGGCCGGCAAGCCCGAGAACGGCTGGATGATCCAGTCGTGGAGTGGGTTCTGATGTCCCGCCGACACCAACCAGGCCGCCGCAGTCGCAAACGCAAGCGCGACAACCCAGAGGTCATCATCCTGGCACCGCGCCAGACACCACGGAAAGCGCCGCAGCCAGACGATTACGCCCAACTCCCACCGACACCAGAACGCCAGCGAGACAGGCGCGCAGAGGTGCTGGAGGATATTCAGGAGGAGATACGACGGTGGCGATGAGCGCATTCCCTGGTTTCGCCGAGCACGACGCTGCGCAGGCGATGCGGCCGGAGATGGTCGCCGAGTTGAAGCAGCGGCACCGACTGGAGCCGGCCACCGATGACGAGTGCGACGAGCTCTACCTGTTGTGTGTGCTGTGCTGGACGGGTCACCTGCCGATGCAATTGCGCGGTGAGGCGTCGGATAGGCAGAGTGACAAGAAGCTGAGGGCCGCGGTCGACGGGATGGTGCAGGTCGGATTGTGGCCTGAGCTGGCAAATGAGGATGAAACACGAAAACCGACATAGAGAGCAAAACAAGGAACACGGTACCAATCAGCCTATCGGCTCTGGCTGCAGCGAAGAAGCTTCCGGACCCGGAGTCGAAGGGCAACATGGAGAAGCTGTTGCTTGAGATGGAGCGAGTGGAACCGGTCCCCTGAGCAAGCTGAAACGAGCAACGCCGCCCCTGGCGGGAGGCGGCGTTGAGGCCTGGTGTGCGGCACCCTGCAGAGAGGAATCTGACGGATGGCGAGCAATTGGTCAAGTTCAGGTGTCGTTCAGCCCATCGTGGTGTCGTCGTGATCCCCGCCATATTCGATTGTCGTAGTGGATGGCTGGAAGCGGTCGAGCGTTCGCTTCCGCCTGGCATGTGTGAGTGCTCGGGATTCATTAGCGCCGACGACGCAACGGATATCCGTGGGTATATGCGTGGTGGTGGCGGAGCCCGAGGGCAAGCGAGCACATTTGGGGCGCAGCTCGACCGGGCGGCGCTCTACGCCCACCATGCCGAGCCGTGCTACGAGTGCGGCGGACGCGGTTTCGTGGCGTCGAAGCCAGACCGCCGACCAGCATCCGAGACCCAGCGGATGATGCTTGAATGGATCGGAATCAACGCTCCCGACCTCCCCCCGATGCTCGACCGGGTCTGCCCGGAGTGCGATGGGTGCGGGTACCATGCGCGCTACCTGTCCGGAGCCCACGGCCCGCTGACGGCCCGCATGACCGGTTCCAGCGTCCGATCGAAACTGGGCGGGTCATACTGCCCGGACGCCGCCGACCTCATCGTAGGGAGCCGCCTGGCAGGCGTGGGGAACGTGCACCAGGCGAGTCGCGAGGCTCTGGAGTGCTATTACGCCCCCGACGGGAACACCTGGGTAGCGGTCTGGCACCTGACCCCAGCCGGCAAGACGATGCTGCGTGGCCGCAAGATCAGTGCCCTGCGGCATCGTGAGGCGTTCGCGAACCTCATCGATGAGCAGTCCCGCAAACCGACGGCGAACAGAAAGCTGCAATTCCAGGCTGCTGACGAACAATCGAGAGAGCTCCTGACCCTTGCCCGAAGGATCTGGAACTTCGTGGTGGGCGACGCGCCGGCTACTGGTGGAGACCTGCCCACGCTCGAATACGGCGATGACCACCACGCATCGGAGGACGGCCGGTGAGCACTACTGAGCCAATCCCCCTGTCCGAAATGGCGCGTCGACTCGGCTGGAAGGGACCCCGCCCCGGCAGGCGCCTACTCCGGGAGCTCCGCCGTCGCGAACGCTCCCAGGGTGTCACCATCATGACCCGCAGCGGACCGAACCCCAAGAGCCCATGGCAGGTTACCGAGTCGAGCGTCTACCGCCACTGCCCGGACATGCGCCGGTCGAAGGCGGACGAGGTGGCACGAGACGTTGCTAAGTTCCTAGGCCGGATTGACGATCGGATCCGGGAACGAGTCGCCGAGCAGATCGAGCAAACGGTGGAGCCACAGCTTGAGGAGCTGCGTCAGGTGGACAGCGAACTGGCAAATGGGCTGAAGGGTCTAGCGGAGCGTCTCGAAGTGCTTGCTGGGTGGCCAAGCCAAGTAGCCCACGGTAGCCCACGGTAGCCCACGGTGAGCACACGACATAGAGGGAGCGGGGGATACAGGGGGTGAGGGAGTCCTGTCAGGCAGCGAAAACCTGCCGAGTCCAGGCGCTCCAAACCACCCAGACGAACCCCGAGGCAAGCGGGACTACCCAGCCAAACCGGCCTGAGCCAGCAGCTCAGCCCAACGCCGCCAGTCCCCGCAAGCCTCAGCATCACGGGCAGCGCGGCCAGCAGTCACCGACGCAGAGGCAGCAATCCGAGCACGTACCTCAGCAGCGGCCTGGTAGAGGCCCAGCGATTCGAGCTCGATAGCCCAGCTGGTCAGGTGCTGCGAAGTCATGGCTCACGCTGCGGAAAGTAACGCAGACCGGCCAGGTAGTCAAGTCAACATGAAGCGAACTCGACCGAGAGCAAAGCGGCTGGTGCTCGACGCCATGGCACAGAAGGTCAAGGAGCTGGACAGAGAACGGGGGCCGCGGCTGGAGCGGGAAGCGCTCCGAGCCAGCATCGCGGAGCACGCTGCGGCAAAGCTGGGGCGGCTGGTTGATGAGCTGAACGCAGGGTGAGGGAGACATGGCGGGGTCAACCAGGAAGAAAAAGCCAGACCAGTCACGTACGCGCGACGCCGGACCGCCGCCCGAACTCGAGTGGCTCACCGTCTCGTTTCTCTCCCCCTGGAGGCGCAACCCGAGGAAGAACACGCAGGCGGTCGACGATGTTGCGCGGAGCATCATCGCATTCGGTTGGGGCGCCCCGATCCTGGTCCGTGGCGAGGATGATCGGATCATCGCCGGCCACACCCGGGCGAAGGCGGCCGAGCGGCTGAAGCAGCTTTGGATGCGAGCTCGAACTCGGGAACGTGAAGACTGGCACCCGGACGCGATTCGCACGAAGGACACCGGCGAGGTTCCGGTGCGCCGCAAGTTCGGGCTGACCGAAGCCCAATGCGACGCGCTCGCCGTGGCCGACAACAAGACCGGCGAGAAGGCCGACTGGGACGACGAGCTGCTTGGTTCGGTGCTCGCCGACCTGGCAGAGGAAGGGCTGATAGCGGATCTCGGGCTCGACCCCGGTGAACTGGACCGACTGCTAGAGGGGCAAGAGGACGACTTCGGCGAGGAAGACCTGGATTCGATCCCTGAAGTTCCGAAGGAGCCGCGCACCAAACTCGGCGACGTCTGGACGCTCGGCGAACACACACTGGTCTGCGGAGACTCGCAAGACGCTTCGCTCTGGGATGGTGTCGAGGTCGAGATGGTATGGACCGACCCGCCCTATGGTGTGGCCTATGTCGGAAAGACCAAGGACGCTCTCACCATCGAGAACGACAAACTCGATCCGGAGAAACTGCACCAGTTGTTGCGCAATGCCCTTGGGCTTGCCTGCGCAGCAACGAAGCCGGGCGGCGGTTGGTATGTAGCGGCTCCGCCCGGCCCACTGCACCACCACTTCGGCGCGGTGCTTCGCGACCTGGACATCTGGAGGCAGTACCTAGTCTGGGACAAGGGGTCTTTGGTTCTTGGCCACTCCGACTTCCACTACCAGCACGAGCCAATCTTCTACGGGTGGAGGCCTGGCGCTGAGCATCGCTTCCGCGGAGATCGTAAACAGACCAGCGTGCTTGAGTTTTCCAAGCCGACGCGCTCCGCGGAACACCCAACCATGAAGCCGGTGGAACTGGTCGAGTACTGCATCAAGCTTTCCTCGCTGCGGGGCGACATGGTGGCGGACCCATTCGGCGGCTCAGGGACTACGCTCATCGCATGCGAGCGCACCGTACGCCGCTGCTTCACAATTGAACTCGACCCGCGCTACTGCGACGTCATCGTGGAGCGCTGGGAGAAACTGACAGGACAAAAAGCGGAGCGACATAGCGCGAACGCTAACTAGGCATATTGACGTGGCCAAAGGAAAATCGCGCGCCCAGTTGCGTGAGGAGAAGAACGAGCGTCTGCAACGCATCATCCGTTTGATGACGACCCCCGGGGCCTGGACGAAAGGCGTGACAGCGGCCCGATTGGCCGACGAATACGGGGTGCACCAAACAACGATCGACCGTGAAGCTGCCGAAGTTTCACGGATGCTCAGGGGCAGCGACGACGATCGAGAGGAGCTCCGGGCGAGGGTGAACGCTCAGGTCAACGTCCTCGTCGCGATGGCGACGAAACGGTCGCGCATCACGGATGCACTCCGCGGCCTGGAGCTCCTGTCCAAGAACATGGGGCTGACAGAGCAGACGATCCGACTGGAGCAAGGCGAACGCATCGCGCTCCTTGAGGTGATTCGCGGGGTAGCGGATGACGAAACATTCGATCGCATTGTCGCCGCGTTGGGCGGAGGCGGCGCGGAAGGTCAGGAAGCAGAAGAGGACGGCCGACTCCATTGAGTCATACCGCAACGACCCAGTTGCTTTCGCGAAGGAATTCTTTGGACTCCGTCTTGAGTTCGAAGGCTACACGAAGCAGGCAGACCTCTGCCGAGCGGTCGCCAAGTTTCGCCGTGTAGCGTGCAGGTCCGGTCACAAGACCGGCAAGACTCTTTCGATCGCGTTGCTCGCGTGGTGGTTCGCACTGACTCGCCCGGGGGTTCGAGTCGTTGCCACTCATCCGACAGCGCGGCAGGTAAAGGAGACGATCTGGCGCGAGGTGAGGAAGCTCCGCTCCATGGCACAGCGCGGCAACGCGCTGCCAGTCGTCCCGCTGGACCCATCCACCGGCATCCTGCTTCCGAACGGCTCGCAGATCCTCGGGTTCACCGTTGACGACCCGGATTCCTTCTCGGGCATCTCGGCGCCGGAGGTCCTCTACCTGGTCGACGAAGCCAGCGGCGTGAAGGACGCCGTCTTCGAGGCCATCATGGGCAACCTGGCCGGCGGCGGAAAGCTCGTCGAGACCGGGAACCCGACTACTACTACCGGCCACTTCTTCGACTCGTTCCACGACAAGCGGAACCTGTTCGAGGAAGGGGCGCTGCTTCATATCTCCAGCCTCGAGTCGCCGAACATCCTGGCTGGCGAGATTGTGGTACCGGGTCTCGCTGAGCCCATCTGGGCAGAGGAGATGGCGCGCGAGTACGGCGGGCCCGGGGAACCCGTCTGGGACGTCCGTGTTGGTGGCGACTTCCCCAAGTCCGGACCCAACGTGGTCGTTCCGCTTTTCGCACTCGAGGCAGCGCTGGAACTCTGGCGCGAAGACCCGTCATTGGATCCGGCAGGAACCGCATCCGGGAAGCTTTGCATCGGAGCCGACATCGCGCGCTACGGAGACGATGACACCGTAATCGCGTGGAAACGCGGCGACTACGGCGGGACCCACAGGACGATCCACGGGGCGCCGACCACCGAGGTTACGGGCGAGATCGTCAGTGCAGCCAAGGAGTTGCGACGAGGCAACGAGCCGGTCGTGATTGGAATCGACGAGGGCGGGCTTGGCGCTGGCGTCGTCGATGGTGTGATCGAGGAGTTGCGCGACATAGTCGGGCTCTCAGTGGTTGGGATCAACTCAGCGCAGTCTGCGAACGACACGGACCGCTTCGATCGAATCCGCGACGAGATGTGGTGGATGTTGCGGGAGTGGCTGGTTGACGGGGCAGCACTAGAGCCGAACCACGAGCTTGAGCGCGAACTGGTGGCGCCGACGTACTCTCTCACGCCAGCCGGTAAGATCCGCGTCGAGTCACAGGACTCGATCAAGAAGCGCCTGAAGCGCAGCCCTGACCATGCGAACGCGATGGGGTTGGCTCTGGCGTGCGAAAGCGGCGCCGTCGACTACTCCGGAGCCGCCGAGACGAACAAGCGCCTCATCGCCAACACGCGCCTGCATTCGCGCTTCGGGCCAGACGCGATGCGTGCTCGCAGATCCATGGCCGGCCGTCACGGTCGCGCCCCATTCTGATCCGTTCCTTGCATCCATCCTCCTCCCCAGGTCCCTGACCAGCGGCTCTCCTGTGGGCTCGGCCGTTCCAACCTGAGTCCACGCATCACCCACCCCGCCTGCGCGGCGGCTCGTATTTTCAACGAACGAAGGAAACGACACCATGTCAGGTGCACTCAAGTACGGCGACGCGGCGGCGCGAGAAGTTTCTGAGCGATTTGGCGGAGCATTTGCCACCGAGGCGGCGCTGCAGGCATTGGGTCCAGCGTATCGCGCGGACGGAATGGTGGTAGTAGCTGGAGGCAAGGTCTTCCAGTTCGACGATGACTCGACTGCCTCTGATGGGCTGTCCCCTTCGAGCGGGTCCGGCAAGTGGCTGGTGCGCGGAGAGGCGTCGGCGCTGATTCGTGTGCGCGTCGCTACTGCTGCTGCACTACCAGCCAATACTCGAACCAGCAACACGCTGACAGCCGACGCAAACGCAGCGCTGAATGACACCGGCATCGACGGCCTAACCGACCTTGCCGTTGGTGAGCTGGTGCTGGTGAAGAACGAGTCCACTGGTGCCAACAACGGTCTCTACGTACTGACCGGCATCGGAGCCGCCGACGCAAAGTGGTCGATGGTTCGTGCATCTACGCACTCCCAGAGCGACCAGATGCGCGCCGGAGTCCTCATCACTGTAAACGAGGGTACAGCGAACGGGAACACCCTGTTCATGCTCACGACGGACGACGCGATCGTACTCAACACGACCGCACTGACCTTCTCGGCTATCGCGACGACTACGACTGGGACGGCGCTGCAGACGCTGCTTGCGTCTACCTCCAATGGGGAGGGCGCTTCACTGGTCGGCATCGAAGACTCCGGGACGCTAATCACTGGGACGACAGTCGAGGCAGCGCTCGCGGAAAACCGCGCGCTGATCAACACGAACACTGCCGCTATCTTCCAGAAGCGGACGCTGAACGTTACTCAGGCTGATCTCACTGAATCGTCTGATGGGGTTGCACAAGCTCTAAATATCGGAGCCGCTCTGCCAGCAAATGCTGTAGTGGTAGCGAGCGAGGTTGATATCACTACGCTGTTCAGTGGTGGAGGAGCTACGGCGGTGACCATCGACGTTGGCGGAACTGACGCTGATGCGATCGGTGACGGGCACGACGTTTTCACTGGGGCAGCGACAGGGAAGCTAGCGTTCAGCACCGCCGGAGTACACCCGGTTGGCAGCTTTTCGTCTGAACAATTGACTATCACGTTCACCCCGGACGGAAGCCACGATCTAGCTGATTTGGATGCTGGTGAGCTCGACGTCACTGTTTGGTTCCACGTTCTCGCCTGATCGGTGACCCATGTACGGTGTTGACCTAGCGCTGGCGCTCAGGCGCAGTACGACGTTTGCGACCGCGGCTGCCCTGGCTGACACGGACGCTTTCAAGGCGTCGTTTGCGTCTCCGACATCGGCAACTACGTACAGCGTTGCCACGCTCGACGGGGCGCTGGCCAACCCGGGCCCCGTCACCGACCTGAAGATGAAGGTGGCGCGCTACCCGAGCGTCACCACCAATGCATCCCCTGCGACCTTCAACACCACGGACCCGATCATCTGGACCGGCACCCGTGGCGGGGTTGAAGTAACGGTGCAGACCCTGCTAACCCAGGCCGGCGGAAACGAAACCATCATCGGCACAACGCCGCTCGATACGCTCACCTCGGTTTACGTCCCGGCTCAACTGGGTGGCGGCGGGCTGATGGAGCTTGGGTTCAGCGGCATCGCGTGCCCGCGTCGGCATCTCGTCGACCAGCGCTTCCCGTTCATGGCCGTTGACACCGGAACGGTGAAGGTGGGGTGGCCAGACGGTGTCACCGACAACTTCCCAGTGCAGGCATACCTGGTCGCCCCAATCAGCCCGTACCGCATCTACGCAGACACAACCGATGTTGGGGTTGCGATCCTCGACTGACGTCAGCGAGGATACGTGAGCTTTCTCTCCATCGTACAGCGCGCAGCAGGCGTGGCGGTAGGCGCCGCGAACACCCTGCGGGCTCTGCTGATCCCAGAAGTCCAACTCTACAACCAGTTCAGCCGCATCGGCGGCGGGCTGATGCCCAACCAGATCGCGAACATCATTCGCGAGGCGGACGTGGGCCGACCGGCTCGACTCGTCGATCTGGTCCACGAGGGGCGCCAAAAGGACGGCCACACCCAAGCGGTGTTGGGTGTCCGTGAGCTCTCTCTCGCCAGTCTGAAGTGGTCGATCGACCCGCCAGAGGACGCCGACGAGAACGAGAAAGCCGAGGCGCTGCTCTGCGAGAAGGCGCTACGCGCCTGCGGTGGCTGGCACGTCCTGCTCGCACATCTGGCCGGCGAAGGTAATCTCTTCCCCACCGGGGCCTGGGCGGAGATCGCTTGGGAATACAAGCTGACCGGAGAACTCGCCGGGCGCGAAGTTCCGATCCTGGCAAAACCGATCAGCTGCCGCCGCTTCGGGTTCAAGCGAACCGACGGATCGATCGTCTTCGTCGAGGCCGGCCAAGATCCGGAGTCGAAGGGGATCGACCTGTTCGAGGAGTACGGTCCAGGAAACTTCATCTGTTTCCGCCCCCGCGTAAATGGTGACGTGGCAGTCCGCGAGGGGCTGGCCCGCACCATCGTCTGGAATCTCGTATACCGTAACTGGGGTGTCAGGGACTGGGCGCTTGCTGGCGAGATGGGCTGGAAGCCCTGGATGCTCGCCCAGTACAAGAAGGGATCAGACGGGAAGGATCGCGCGTTCGCTGAGGAGGCGATCGAGGCGCTGACCGCATCGGGTGGGGCCGCCTACCCGGAAACAGTCGATCTGAAAGTCTCGTGGCCCAAGTCCACAGGATCGAATCTGCAGAGCGTTCACCGTGAGCTCTGCGAGTTCTTCGGCCAAGAGATTTCGAAGGCGGTCCTCGGCCAGACACTCACCACCGAGGCAGGCAGTCGAGGCGCCCGGTCGCTCGGTGACATCCACGAGAACATTCTCCACATGATCAACGAGGGGGACGCCCGCGGCATCGCGGAGTCGCTCAACCTCTGCCTGGTCGAACCCTACTACGCATTCAACCACGGCGACTCAATGCGCCGCGGCACTCTCAGGTTCCACACCGAGGACGGTGTCGACCTCGAGATAATGGCCAAGGTTGTCAGCTTGCTCGTCGCTGCCGGCGTGAAAATCCCGCAGGGATGGGTGCGAGATCAGATCGGCTGCCCGGATCCTACCGATGAAGACGAACTCTGCGAACCACGCGACTCCTCGCCAGAAGGCGGCGGAGACGGAAGCGGCGAAGACGTCAAAGAAGCCGCGTAGCGCCAAACAGGCGAAGCGCTGGCACCAGCCCGGATACATCGACCGCGAAGCGCGGCCAGTGGTGACACGATGACGGTACGAACGAATCGCGACGACGTTCGAAGCGAGAGGCTAGAACGCTCTTGGTCGGATGCTCATGTTCTGTCGATCGACGAGGAGTCCAGGACCGTCGACTATGTGCTCAGCGACGACTCAATCGACAGCTACGGCGAGATCGTAGAACAGGAATGGATCCTCGATCGGTTCAAGAACAACCCGACCGTCCTCTATTCGCACAACAGGCAAACCGGCGCGGGGTTCCTCGGTGGCAGCGGCCTGAAACCAGGAGACACGTTTCCCGTCGGGCGAATCATCTACGACACACTGAAGAAGAAGGGGAATAAGTCCTCGGGGTATCGCCTGATCGGAAAGGTTGAGTTCGTTCCAGAGTCCGTCACGCAGAAGATGGGTGACGACGGCAAGCGCATCGAGGCGATTTGGGCGCTTGTCAGTAGCGGGTTTCTGAAAGCCGGTTCCGTGGGCTTCTTCCCACACGATGTCAGGCGCGAAACCCACGACGACGCCGATGTCTACATCCTCAGCAAGAACGAGTTGTTCGAGTTCTCGATCTGCCCGATCGGAGCGAATGCGAACGCCGTCGCGAACTCCTCGGAAGAGGACCGCGAAGCGCGCCGCGAATACCTCGAAAAGCGCGCCGCAGAGTGCGCACAACGCTCGCTCGAATTCGAGAGCGACGACGATTCACAGGCCGCGAGCGGCCAGGAGACAAGCGACATGACTGAAGCTGAGTTCAAGGCAAAGGTCGCGGAGCTCGAGGCGAAGCTCGAGGCATCCAAGACCAACGAGAAGGCCGCGCTGGAGTTGGCGCAGCAGAACGAGACGAAGGCCACCGAGGCAACCGAGCGCGCCGCTTCTGCCGAGCAGGAGCGCGACACGGTGAAGGCCGATCTCACCAAGGCGCAAGAGTCGATCGCGACTCTGACTGCTGAGCGCGACACCTTCGAGAGCGAGGCGATCGAAGCCGAACTCAAGGCTCTGGTTGGGAAGAAGTTCCACGCCAGCGAGATCGACGACATGCGCGAGGACCGCAAGTCCTACGGCAAGGAGAAGTTCGCGGAGCGCATGGAGCGCCGCGCCGACCTCTCCACCGGCAAGACCAAGATTCCGGAGGACACGACCAAGTCGACGCTCCCCGATCCGACCGTTGCTGACGGCTCTGGAAAGGCCACCAGCGAGTACCTCAACCAGGCCAGCTGAAGGCCATCTAACAACCAACACACAGGAGCCTACTGATGTCTCTTCAGGAAGGGTACAACATCCCTGCGGCCTACAAGCGCACCTACTTGGTCGCTACCAGCAACGAAGTTCGCCAGGGCATGGCAGTCATGCTGTCAGGCACGGCGATTGTCGAGTGCGATTCCGATGACGACCTGTACATCGGCATCGCCTACGTGAACGAAGACATTCTTCCCACCGACACGCGCCCATGGACGGCGACGGCTGGTGAGCGAGTCACCGTGGTGAAGCGCGGTTCGCCTTGCGCGATCCCGGTCCGATCGACTGCAGCCGGACTCACCGCTGGAGGCATGTGCTGTCCAGGTAGCGGCGGAGCGGTGGACGTAACGCTCGGTGCCGGAACGGCGCTTTGCAACGTGATTGGCCAGGTCGAGGAAACAGCGACCGCGGCCGGCGAACTCCCTCTCGTCAACCTGGGCGCCGGGTGCGTCTCCGTCACGGCTTCGTAAGTCGCGGAACAGAATAAGGAGAACCAGAAAATGGCACTCAATGAGACCCCCCGCGGCAAGGAATTCAAGGCCTACCGAGAGCGTCTGCTCAAGGCGCTCAACAATCCGTCCAGCGTCCCCTCCGAGGTGGCGAAGGACCTGTCAGAGATGAACGAGGCGCTGAAGTTCATGGCGGCTCGCAAGTCCGGCAAGGTCAGTCCAGAAGCGGTCATGAAGGCCCTCACGGTCGGCGACGTCCAGACCACCCCTGTACTGCAGGAGTTCGCGGTCAAGTACGCGAACGACGAGTATGTCGGGCTGGAGGTCATGCCTCGTGTCCCGGTGGCGGCTGGAACCGGCGCCGCGGAATACTGGGTGGAGAGCGCTGAGACTGCGCTGACCGCTCCCGACGACACCATCGGAACCGACGGCAGCGTCAACCAAGTGAGCGCGGGCCTGACCAAGGACTCCGCCACCATGAACCCGCATGCGCTCGAGGATCGAGTCGATGCTCGCACGCAGGCGGCGATGGACAACGTCGTTAGGTTGCTGCTCGACCCGCTGGCATCGGTGATGGACGCGCTTCTGGCTCGCCAGGAAAGTCGTATCGCCACTGCTGCTTGCACGTCCAGCAACTACGGCTCGAACACCTCGGCAATCGCTGCGGGTGATCGCTGGAACGCTGCTGGTGGAGGCGACCCAACCGGCGCCGTCGCAACGGCGAAGGATACGCTGCTCCTTGGCAGCAGCCTCAACCGAACCGTTGGGTTCTGCGGCGTCGCCGCTTGGAACGTGCTGCGCCGGCACCCAGCCGCGCTCGACATGTACAAGTACCGGGCAACCGGCGATCCGCTGCTCTCGCGGCAGCAAGTGGCGGCATGGCTGGACCTCGACGACCTGTATGTGGGCAGGGCTCGGCTGAACACGTCGCTCCGCGGCGCAACTGCCAGCTACAGCCGATGCTGGACGGACACCGTGTTCGGCGTTGTCCGCGTCTCGCAGATGCCGGCGATCAAGCAGGCGTGCTTCGGCATCACACTGCAGGAACCGTTCGCGGAGACTGAGTTCTTCAACCCGGACTCTGGCGGATGGGGCGAGTTCATTTCGAAGGTCGCGCACGCCGACTCACACAAGGTCGTCTCGGCGTCCTGCGGCTACCTCTACACCACGGTCATCAACACCTGATCGGTGAGCCATGGCAGCGGGGCGTAGCAATAGGGATGGCGGTCGGACGGACTCCAAGAGTTCCCCGACCGCCGCGAGCGAACCGGTCTCAAGTGAGACCGTCACCACCAATGTCACCGAGTCCAAGGTGAAGACCGACATCTACCATGTTGTTGGACCCGGCTCGGTCCTCATCGGTGGGAAGCCTTTGCCACCTGGGGAGCTTCTCGAGCTCACCAAGGAAGAGGCAGAGAAACTCGGTGCCGCAGTGGCTCTTGGGGAACCTCCACCCAAGCCTGTCCCAGCGGAGAAGCGCAAGGCGGGTCGCTACCGTGTGCGGGGCCCTGGCAGTGTCCTGAAGGATCGGACCCACCACCAGCCCGGAACCGAGATCGACATCTCCGAGGACGACGCGCGGTCGCTGGGCGACGCGGTGGAGCCGGTTTGAGTAACCCATGGCCGAGTACACGTTCATCACCCAGGCGCAGGCGACGAACCGCATCAGCGCACAGTTGCTGAAGCGCCTGATGGACGACAACCGTGACGGCACCGCTGACACCGACGTCGTCACGCAGTTGATGAACGACGCCACCAGCAAGGTTGCGGGATACATGCAGGGGAACTACGACCTCGATGTGGTCGCCACTCGTCTCGGCGAGAACAAGGTCCACGAGGTTGTCCGCCTCACCCTCGACGCCTTCGAATGGATGGCGGTCAAACGCCATCCGAGGGCGGCCCCTGAGCACGACTGGATGGAGCTGATGAAGGCCAACAACGCGGAGCTCAAGCTCCTGCGGGAGGCCTTCACCAAGCTCGACATCGAGGACGACACTGTCGAGCCTGAGAACGTGGGGGGCACGGTCAGCCCGTCGGCGACGTCCGCCGCCTCGCTCAACACGTTTCGGATCGGAGGATTTTCAGATTACTGATGGGCAAGCGCCCTCTTCCGCGCCCTCCCGGGATGCCGATCCACATCTACCGATGCCACCTGCTGGGGTTCCGAGTCCGTGCTTTCTGCGACTGCCACCGTCGACCTGTCCGAGTTTTACCGCCTCCGCGACCAGACGAAGCGGGCGGCGGCGGGCCTGTGCATGCGGGCGGCGCGCGACGCAGCGAAGGCGGGGCGTGACCGAGCGAAGGAACGGGCGCCGGTTGGGACGTACTACAACCTCGATGGGAGTAGCTACCGCGGCGGCCGGCTGAAGCGTGAGATCACGGTCAGATTCGATCGCGCGGTTCCATTCGGGTCCGAGTGGGAGTTCGTGTCACCGACACCGTACTCCAGGTACGTCGAGGATGGAACCCGCCCGCACCCGATCCGGGCATCCAGAGCCTTCCAGTTGGTCTTCTATTGGCCAGTGATTGGCGGAGTGTTCGAGGGCTTCTCAGTCAACCACCCCGGCACGCAGCCCCAGCCGTTCATGGCGCCCGGGTCGCTCGAGGCCCAGAAGACGCTTATTCAGACGGTGGAACGCGGGTGGGTGTCGATCGCTGCGCGCTGGAACTGAGACACCATGCGCGCCGGCACCAATTCCAAGACTTCTTCTCTGTGATCCGCTTCTCGTAAACCAGAACCTTCAGCGTTGCGAGCAGTTCAGATCGAGAGATGCAGGAGCACGTTTTGCGCAATTCTGGCCACGTTCTTGGGCCGCGCCGCAGTTCACGCAAAACGACCGAGCGGCAGTACCTTTGCAATCTAGTCATAGGCCAATCTTGGCAGTCGAATGTGACAGTACACTGCCCGATCTGAGTTTTGTCGTACTGGGTACGAATCGTCACATGCCATGACCGACTACCACGGCATCGCACCGCTCCCGGCCGTCAGTCGCGGCGCCGAGCCAGTAGATCCAGCCGATACCTCTCCGGCGATCACCGACCCCGGGCTGGTGGTCCTGGCCGACTTCTTGAAGGCCGTCCTCGTCGCCGAGCTGGACGACGCCTTCACCACCGACTTTCCCGTCGAGGACAGCGTCTGCCGCAAGGCCTACCCGCACGATCCGCGGGAGGACCTACTTGAGGCGAACTGGCTGCCGTCGCTCTTCTGCTGGCGCGGGTCCATTACCCCCCAACGGTTCGAGGACGGCTATCGTGGGTCCACCTCCACCATCATGTGCCTGTGGGTCTTCCCCCCGGCGGATGAGCTGCTGGGCACCCAGATGGCTCCGATCGCCAATGGGGTGGCGGCGGCGCTGACCAAGGCTCTGCTCGAGCTCGACGGGCGCCACCCGGCATGGGTCGTGGATGGCGACACCGACCCCTACGCGGCCACCTACGGCTCGAGCCTGCTCGACCAGGGCGGGTTCTGGATCGTCGAGCCTGAAGGCGACATCAAGTTCACCGAGGTGAGCATCGGTACTCAGCAAATGTCCGGGCTCCTCTGGCAGATTGCCACGCGCGAGAACCACGTGCCAGGGACGCAAAGCGGGTTGGGTACTCAGATCCAGACAGTGATCAACGAGCCGGGTGATGACCCGGTGTTCGTGCAGACAACAGTTCGTACAGCGAGCTAGCGACCACCGCGCCGAGCCAACGCCGGCGCACAGCAAGCGGGGTAACGATGAAGATCGAAGGGACACCGATCCAGGATTTTGTCACTGCTGCCGATGGCTTGCAGGGGACCATCAACCTGGAGCGCGCTCACGCGGAGAGGGGTGCTGCATGAGCTCCGGAACATCTCCGAAGCCAGGCGACGTTGTCATGCTGCGCAGCGGTGGCCCGAAGATGACGGTTGTGGCGATCCAATCCGGTCGAGTCGCGTGCATCTGGTCAGACGGCAACGCCGTTGTGGAAAAGGACTTCGCGCCGATCGCTCTGACGGTCACGAAGGGTGAAGATCAATGAGCGCAAAAACACTGCGCGTGCGCACCAATCCATTCTTCGCACTCGACCACCACGGGTGTCCGTGCGGCGTTGCCGCCCACGAGTTCGTGAAGGGTCGGAATGGGCAACTCTTCCGCCCCACCGAGTTCATCGGCGCCAGACGCGCGTCGAACCCAGAGGTCGAGCGCGAGGCCCCCCCTGGCGATCCAGAGATCGGACGCTTCACGAAGGCCAAGGTCCACATTCGCTACGTCTTCGATCCTGGAGACATCGAGATCGCTGACACCCGCTACAATCGACTCCAGGTCGCTGACGGCGTGCTGCTAGCCGCGAACGCGGAGACGGCGAAGGCGTGCGGGATCAAGTTCGTTGCTCCGGACGAGGTGCGCGAATCCTGGCGGAAGCGCCAAGGGTGCGAGGTTGATCCGCTGTGGAAGGGCGATGCTCCGAAGGCGACGCAGCCCGACGCTGCACCAGATCCAGAACCGGAGCCCACTCCGAAGCCCGACACCAAGTCCAGCGGCCGCAAGGCGAAGCCCTGAAACCATCGAGGAGTAGACAAGAATGCCCCTGTTCACCCTGTCCGCAAGCATCGGTCGCGTGCCGATTGTCGCGCAAGAGAACCAATACGCGCAGGGCCGCTCCACTGGAGAAGGCGTGTGGATCGTTGCGTGCACTGGCACCAAAACGTCCGCTGGATCGATGACGGCCGACCAAGACGTCGAGTATGCCTACTCGGACGCCGACGTCGACGCCTACGTGGGGCCTGGATCTGAGTGCGCTCTACAGGCCTACGAGGTGATCGCTGCCGGTGCTGTCTGCGTCCTGGCCCCGGTTGCGGAGGCGGGTGGCGCACAAGCAGGAACCCAGACCCTGACCTGGACCACGCTCGGGAGCGGGGCTGGAACCCTCTACCTGTGGACAGAGCAGGGAGAGATTTCCTGGGCCGTAGACACCGCGTCGAAGGAGAACACCGCCGACAACTGCGTCGCAGCGATCAACGCCAAGACGAAGCTTGGCTACACTGCAGCGAAGGGTGCCGGCCCTGATTATACGGTGACGCTCACTACGAAGAGCAAGGGTGTCCGGATGAATGACTTCTACACGAAGCTCATCACCACCGAAGCTCCGACTGGAAACTCAACTGCGCACGCTGGTGGAACCCCCACGACGTCCGGCATGGTGCCGTTCACCGGCGGGTCCGGAGCAGACAACGCCACGACGGTACTCGGATTGCTGGAGAACGCGGAGTACAAGCGGATCGCATTCGCGCAGAATGATGCCACAAACGCAGCTCTGCTGGAGACCTACCTGGACGCTCAATCCGGGGCGCTCGTTGAGCACCTGGAGCAGGGCGTTGTCGGCCACAACGGAGCCTATTCGGCTGCCGCAAGCATCGCCCAGACGACGCTGAACGCTTTCCTCTGCCAACTTGCCTGGTGCCGCTACTCGGTGCGCCATTCGAGTCAGATCGCGGCGCGCGTAGCTGCGGTTCGGGCGGTCTACGAGCAGCAGAACCCGAACGTGCGCGCAGCTGGCACCTTCAACGACCCGGCTTCGAAGCTCTGGACGACCAACCCACAATTGGCGGCGGACATTCCTTCGCATGCTGAACTGAACGTGGCTCTGGCCGCCGGAGTAACTCCCGTCATGCCGTTCGCTGGGACGACCAGGATCGTCTACTCGATCACCACCTACAGCCTGAATGGCACGGACCCCGACGACCGCTGCTGGGGCACCCAGTGCGTCACGGTCCCGCAGTACGCTCGGGAGCAGTTGGGGGCGCTGTCGCAGGAGTTCCTTGAGTCGAACCCAGGCGTCGGCCCAGACCTGCCCGATGGGCGCCCGCAGATCGAAGGCGTCGGCACCCCGAGCCTGTGGAATGCGTCGGCGACGAAGCTCCACGAGGACCTAGTCACCGCCGGCTACCTGATGGCAGAGGACGACGACGGCAACGAGTCGGTTCCCATCAGCGCCTACAACTCGAGTAGTACGCCGAAGCGGATCGACACGATTTTCCCATGCATCGTGCGGCCGCACCAACTGCAGCTCGCCAACCTCATTCGACAGGTCGCCGCCTGATCTGACGCCCAGTCTCTGTCGGCTCGCCTAGTGGCGTGACCCCGCTGCCGCGGGGCGAGCCGGCACCCTTTCATGGCCGCGCCCAGCGCGAGCCCACAGCCGAGGAGCATCCATGGCTTCGAAGTTTCGCGCCGCGTCTATCTACGTCAAAAACAGGCGCTTCAAGTTCCAAACCGACGGCTCGCTTCAGATGAGCGACGGATCCGAGGCCATCATTATCGAGGGTGGTTACGAGAACCATTCGACGGGTCCACTCACCTCACAGGTGCAGATGAATCGCGCCGTTCCAGTCGGCGGAGACGGCTCAAATCTCGAGGAGTACTTCGTCGAGCAGGAAGAGGTGGAGATCACGATGGGGCCGATCAACGGAAAACTCGTGACCATCAAGCCGATGCGGATCACCGAAGCCTCATTCGCTGGCGACCACAGGAATGGAACGCAGACCGGGTCCATCACGCTGATGGGCGGCAAGCCGAAGATCACCGGATGACCTAGATTACCAACCAAGCGGGGCAAAAATGAAGGCGAGCGAGCTGCTGCGGGGAAACCCGCAGGTCAAACGGGTGCCACTTCCGATCGCAGGCACCATCCCAGCACTACGACTGCACGGCAAGACGCCAGAGCAGAAGGAGGCCGATCTCGAGGCGTGGCGCGCGGAGCATCCGGGGCAACCGGATCCCGTGCCGCAGCCCGAGGTCGGCCTTTTGGCTTTGGAGCCACTGCAGAGCGGCGTCATCCTCGAACGAGCACGAGAATTCGCCAAGGCGAGAGGACTCGAGGATCCGAAGCCCGACGACGAACTCTACGAGTATGGAAAGGCGATCTGGACCTGCCTGCTCGGGGTAGTGGATCCCGACTCCGATCCGGCGAAACCGGAGCCGTTCTTCGACAAGGGGATCGAGCAGCTTCTCTCCCTGCGTGAACTCGGTGTTGATGGGATCCAGGTGCTAGCCAAGGAGCACGACGCATTCCAGATGGAGGTGTCTGGTCAGCTCAACGAACTGACAGAGGACGAGTACCGGGTGATGCTCGAGGAAGCGACGGGCCCACATGGCTTCCCTTTCTTGTGCAGCTTGCGGCACGGCGCGCTACTGAACTTCGCGCTTACTACGGCAAACCAGCTAGCCATCTGTCTCAAGCTCAAGTCTGGTGGTGGGCTCGACTCTGCGGAGACTTCGAGGAGTGGGCAAAGGAGCAGAGAGGCGGAGAGGGAGCCAAACCGAAGCGCGATCAGAACAAAGAGATCGAAGGGTAGGCGGCGATGAAGATGTCAGCGGTAGCAGCCGTCCGCAAGCCGCCGCCCGCGACGATCGTCCTTACTCCAGGCGAGTGGGCCACCAGTTGGGATGGCCGCCCCGATCGCGACGTCTGCTTCGGTCTCCGTCTACCAAGCGACCAGGACGAGTCCAACGCACGCCATGATGCTGCCGACAGGGCTGCGGAGAAGTTCCGTGGGACCGACGATCTGGACTCAGCAGAAGCTGAGTGGAATGACGCTGTAATGGCTGCGCTCGTTGGTTCGTGTGTCTGCGATCCGAACGACCACCGCAACGACCCAGAGCAACTCACGCACCCGATCGATTCAATCCGATTGGCGCTACGGAGCGAAACCATCCGGCGCATCTACCATCATGTCGAGCGGCTGAAGGTCGAGCAGAGTCCGTCATCGATCGAGGCTGATGACGCCGACATTGGTGCCCTTGGTGACTTTCTTCTTGAGTATGGGTGCCCGCCATGGCTCGACGAGATGGCCGCCCAACGGGTTCGTAGGCACGCGCGATACATCCTCGATGAGATCGAGGGCGAGGACTGACCATGACTCCCGTCCGCGTCAAAGTAGGCTGTTCGCTAGCAAGCGGATGGGAAAAGCCATTCTCGTCGATCGAAAAGAGAGCGCAGCAGGCTGGCAAAAAGGTCCAGCAGGGACTGAGTGGTGGGAAGAGAAAGGGAGTCGGCAGGGGAGGTCGTGACACCTGGTCGCAAGAACATCTGGCCGCAGAGAAGCACGCCACACAGGCGACGAAGAGCGAATCTCAAAAGCGCCTGGCGGACATTCGCAGGGAGATGCGCGAGCGCAATCGCGAGCATCGTGAGCTCCTGAAGGAGGTTGAGAAGGAAGAGAGGAGGGCTGCGCGGCAGCAAGCAAGAATTGCCAGGGAGCGCGCGAGACAAGAGCGGCGCGCGATGAAGGAGCGAGAATCATTCGCTCGCCGGACGTCGCATCGAGCCACGAGGTTCTTCTGGCCCAACGCCCCTGTGATGTCGATGGCTCGTCGAGGAGCAATGGACATCGCTCGCGGCGCAGGCGTCGAGACGAACTTCGGCAGCCTGATGGGTCGCGTCGTACAGACCGACAAGATGGCGCGGGACCTGTCGATCCAAGCATTCAGGGAAGGCGAAGAAGGAGCCGCGGGTCAGCGTGTTGATCCAGGAAAACTTCGAGAGGAGGCACGCGCCCTAGGTGAGGAAATGAGTGTCGCAACGGAGGAGATCCTGCGCGGTCAGAAAGCATTCGTGGACCTTCTTGGCAACCTCGAAGGAGCAAGAGCCCTGTCTCCAGAGCTTGCGCGGCTTGCGCGATCGCAGGCGGTGGATTTTGAGGACACCATGCGAGCGGCCGGAAAGATCGACTCGGCGCTCGCCAGCCAGGCGGAGTACGCCGGCGATGTTGCCAAACGAAACCGGGTCACCCTGGAACTCATGAAGGGGATCGTATACCAGGGGAAGATTGGCTCCATCACCATGGAGAAAATGGCGAAAGAGCTACCAAAGCTTTCTGGCATCGCCAACCTCTTCGAGGGCCAGACAGGCAGGAACATAGGTGAACTCACCGCCATCGCCCAACTTGCGGAGCGCGGCCCGGCGAAGAACGCCGCAACCGCGTCTACATATACCCAGAACTTTGCTCTGGCGCTCACCAAGCAGGCGTCAAAATTTAAAGAGGTCGCTGGCGTGGAGGTTTTCGGCGCCGGTGGGAAGATGAGAAGCTTACGCGAGATCATGACCTCCACGCTCGCGGCAACGGAGGGGACTCGCGAGGTGAAGGTCCGGGGACGCGGGCGCGTGCAGATGAACCAATTGGAACAACTGCAGACCATAATGCCCAACAAGAGAGCATTCTTGGCTATGCAGGAGTTCGTCACTGTCTTCCAGGGAGCCGGTGGAGGCAAGGCTGGTGTAGCTGCCGTCAACAAGGAGTTCGACAAGTTTGCGCGCCGCGTGTCTGAATCGCAGATCGACAGCGATCTAGCAACCATGCTCGGTGGAACCGAGGCCAAAGCGAAGCGATTCAACCAGCAGCTTGAGAAGATCGTGGCTTCGATGGCGGACAAGCTGATCCCAGCCTTCGAAAAGCTGGCACCTCAACTCCTGAAGTTGGCGGAGCAATTCGGCCGCATCGTTCAATGGGCGGCCAGCAACCCAGGTCAAGCGATCGTGTCAGCAATCGTCTTCTCGATTGCGAGAGCAGGGCTTGAGTCAGCGTTCCGTGGTGCGATCGAGAGGGCAATCCTTGGATCCATTCCCCGGGGAGGAATCCCTATTCCCCCTGGAACTATTCCACCTGGCACGGTTCCTCCAGGAACCATCGCGCCGGGCGCCGTCGGAGCTGCGGCGGGTAAGGCCGCGCCAATGGCCGCTGGGACGGCGGCAAGTCTAATGGCGATTGGTCTGCTTGCGGGCGGAACCGAGGCTATGGCGCTCAGCGGCAACATCAGGGGTGGAACGAACCAGACCGGAGCGAACGATCTTACCGCTGGCTCTGTTGCGAACTTCCTGTTTGCCGGTGGCGCTGTCGGCGCACTAGGAACGCTTGCCGGTGGTGGGTCGCTCGGGGACGCGGCCAAGGAGCTCTCGGTCTACAAGGCGGGAAAGTGGGCTTACGACTTTGCCTCCGACCCGACCGGTGACAAGGCGATGAACGAGCGCGCGAAGGCGGAAGCTGCGGCGCGCGAAAAGGCGGCGGCCGAGCAGGCGAAAGCGGCGCAGCAACTCGACGGGATCCAGCAAGCTCTGCGAGGCGAGGTGCGGGTGCGCGTGACGAATACGCAAGAGCTGAAGAACGCCGCGACACCGACGATCGACTCATCTGGACGCGACAAGCAGTGAGCCATGGCCGAAGCATACCTGGATACACTGCAGCCGCTGAAGTTCGGCGGTATCACGATGCCGTACCAGCGGATCACCGTCCGTGGTGTACAGCGAGATCACGTCCACGAATATCCTCACGTTCATGGAGGGGCTGCGGAGAAGCTCGGTCGCAAGCTGTACGAAATCAGCGTGTCGTCTAAGTTCGACGAGCGAATTGGAAGGGGTGGCGGGCGCTTCGCAAATCGAAACCTGCTGACCGATCTCGGGGTGCTACAGCAGTACTTCGAGAACGGCGACACACAAGATCTCTACATCCCCAACATTGGTGAGATTCGCGCCTATTGCACGAACTGGACGCGCGAGCTCTCGGTCCAATGGCGCAGCGGTGAGAGCGTTGAGCTGACGTTTCGAGAGGACCAGGAGTCCGACTTCCTCACGCTCACGACATTGCAGTTCCAGGTCGGGGTCATGTCTGTGCAACTCGGCGACTTCGAATCGCTCAGCCCGGATCCGATGCCAAGCGTCTTCCAGCAGATCCGAGAAGGGGTGAACGCGATCCTGGCGTTCAGGGACACGGCGCAAATGTGGGCGGGGTTCCTGGCGGAGAAGATCGAGGGGATGCGGGCGCTGTTCCAGGAGGCGGACGAGACGCTCGACTTGCTGAACGATCCGGAGAATTGGGAATTGCTCGAGGCGATGAAGCGCCTTTGGGAGTCCGTCAACGACTTCGCAGAGACGGCGCTCGGGATCGATCAGTTCAAGACCTACACGACACCGAGCGAGATGACGGCGGACGAGGTGTCGAGCGCCATCTACGACGGCGACAGCAGCTACGCGATCGACATTCTGAATCTCAACGCGATCGGTGACGCCTACCACATCCCAGCTGGAACCGACATCAAGTATATCCCGGCGGCGTGATGGCGGATCGAGGCTGGCTGGCGGACGAGGTTTCGATCCGCATCAACGACGAGGACGTGGCATACCGCACCGAGGACTACTCGGTAAACGTCTCCGTGTTCCAACAGCCCAGCGCATTCTCGCTGAAGCTCGGGGCGGCAACGATCCAAGAGCAGTGGGCTCGGCACGACAACGAGATGCCGTTCGAACTGGCGCTACGTCACATCCCATACCCAGGAGAGAACCAGTCAAAAGAAGTGGTCCTGCAGACCGGAAGACTCGACACGGTGGACGTGGTCGAGGGGGAAGGTGGGACGCTGCTCGAGTACCAAGGCCGCGACAACATGCGCGAGCTTTTCAAGAGCTACTTCAAGGCGGACACAAGCTACTCAGAGAAAAGCTACTACGACCTGGTACTGTCACAACTCGAAGCGGTGGGGTTTACTGTTAACGACCTCAAGAGCGGCGACACGGCGCGCGAGTTGATGGCGATCCAGGGGACGCAGGTCAAGCCACCGAAGTCCAACACGCCGAGCGTAGACGGGAAGACGCAGACAGTCGAGGAGGTGGAGTCGGGGACCGCTCGGGTCGTTTACAACGTCATCACCGGAAACGCGGGAGAGCAACGCTACGCATGGCTCAGAGCCCAGTTGATGCGGGCCGGGCTCTTCCTTTGGTGCGGGCCGCAAGGATGGTTTCTGCTCAGCGCACCCAATGGCGACCAGGAGCCAGCGTTTGATATCCGGCGCAACCTACACGGGGAAGGAAACGCCCGCCTGGTCCGCCTGCACCGCGACACCACGAACCGCCACTGGCGCGTGCGAGTGTTAGGGAGGGCCGGGGGAGGAAAGGATGGGCAGAAACAGGTCACTGGGTTCCACGACGACGGCGCGATGCTTCGGCGCGTCAACGATTATGGAGCCAAACGGACGGTCAGGTTCGACATCGACGAGCAGATTCGGACCACCAAGGAAGCGGAATACAAAGCTCGTAGGCTGGCTGCGGAAGAACGGCGTGAAGCCTGGAATATCGAATACCAGTTCAGCGGGCACACCGTTCCTGCGCTTCATGCTCCAGGACAGCGCACGGTTCCGCTTCCAAATTTCTGTTGCATGGTGAACGACGAGAGGATTGGTCTAGAGAATGCGCTCATGTGGGTCGGCGACGTCACGTTTGCGCGCAGCATGGGCGGAGGAACCACGACCAACGTCAAGCTCTACCGACCAGAGGACTTGATATTCGCCATCGAGGACGACTGATGCCGGCTTGGGACTTCGGAACCGTACAGCTGAGCGATTGGGATGCTGACGGATTCCTCGGAATCCAGATCGACCCGGTGGCGAGCGATGAAGACCCAGGAGGGATGCCGCTCGCAGAGGCGCACCACCCGTATGGCTTCTTCGGGCGCCCACGCGACCCCGATGCCGATGGTCGCGGCTGCTCTGTGCTCACGATGCGGCGGGGTAGCAGGGAACGCTACGCCTTCGTAAAGTCGGACCCGAGAACGCTCGAACTCATCCCAAACGGAACGAAGGGTGTCAGCTACCAGTTCGCCTTTACGGACGCAGGAGAGCTATCGTTCCACGAGATCGACGGGGAGACAGGCACCCATTCGATCTACGTCCCCGATGGGGACTCGGCTCACTTCGTCCAGATCGGCGTGGACGACAACGGCGCCAGTGTCCTGAATCTCCAGCACTCCGAGGGCATGGCGGTAGTCATGTTCGAGGAGAAGACGATCCTCCATAGCGCTGGCGGCGGGGTGTTCGTAGAAATTAGCGACGACGGGATCCTCTGTAACGGTGCACTGAAGACCTATGGTGGATTCGAGGCGGGCGGCGACGGCGCGTTGCCACTGGTGCTGCACCCTGCCATGGCGACGGCGCTGACAGCGTTCTGCAACGCCATCAATGCGATCATCCCGGCGACTGGGTCCCCCGACTCCGGAGCGGCCGTTGCGACCCAGTTGAAGGCAGCGGCGACGGCGCTGGCAGCGGCGCTGGCCGGAACCGCATCGACGTTGACCAAGGGGCTCTGATGACTCTCTGCAAATTCCCGGTAGTCCCCCTCGGGCTTACCATTCCTGCGCTACCGGTTCCTGGGATCCCGTCCCTGCCGAACCTGCCGGCAGTCCCCGCTCCGCGTTTCCCGAATGTTCCGTTAGTCACCCTTTCGCTTGCCGTCCCAGCCCTCCCCATTCCGGGCGTGCCGTCAATTCCGAGCCTCCCCGCGGTACCAGCCCCTAGATTCCCAAACGTCCCTATGGTGGCGCTGGGGCTTGCTGTGCCGGCTCTCCCCATCCCAGGAATCCCATCCCTCCCCAACCTCCCGGCAGACGTCTGCCCCCTCGACGCGACTGGATGACCCATGGGTGCTGGATCCTACGCCCCAGCGGCATCACCTGCCGGGTTCGACCCGGTTCTGGACCCATCCGACGCGGCCAACCGCGTCTGTCCAGCGGCGCTGCATTTTGATGCCAGCACCAAGACCTATTTGCTCAATGGGACCGCGTGGAAGGAACTGCACCCGGTCGACGCGCAGGTCGCGATCGGGTTGCTCTGGGCGCAAGGGTCGTTCCTCGGAGACAAGACGATCGGTCACACCCTGCGTGACGTGCAGCTCGGTCAACCGAAGGCGCGACTGCAGCGCGACATCGAGGAGCGCGTCCGAAGCGCCAACCCGATCAAGCGGCTGCTGGCGGCCGGAGACATCGAGATCTTGAACATCCAGGCGGACCAGAACTCAAGGCTTGGACGGCTCTACGTGAAGACCACCTACCGCAACCTGCGGGCCGATGAGCAGAGCAGGAGCGTGACATCGTGACCGAACTCGAATTCGACGATCGCGCCGACATCATTGAGAAGTACCAGCGCGATCACAAGCTCCGGAACCAGGGTGCTGAGACGGGTGTGGGGACTCCGCCCTATCTGGACGCGGTGCTGTTGGCAGACCAGTTGATGCCGATTCATGCTGCGGCGATCCAGTTGGGGCGCGCGCTGCAACTCGATGGGAAGTCGCTCGATGAGCTTGAGGAACTTGCTGCCCAGCTCGGCGTTCCGCTGCAGGGAGCGACCGGTTCGAACGGGTACGTCACCGTGCGGACATCTACTGGAGGCTCCTCGATCCTCAGCGGCGACGAACTCACCGACCAGGTCACTGGACTCCGGTTCCGATGCACGCAGACCAAGCTATACACCAACGGCGAGGACGTACCGGTCGCTGCCATCGACACGGGACCGACAACGAACCTCGACGCAGAAACAGTCCTGCAGTGGACGGCGCCGCGACCAGGCTGCTCACCAACCTGCACAGTGATGGAGCAGACTAACGGCGATGGTCTAAGTGGTGGTGCCGATGCCGAGGGTCGCGAGCAGATCATTGCCAAGATCATCGACCGCCTCTCGAACCCGGCGGCATCCGGAAACGTCGCCGACTATCGAGCAACGATCAAGGAGACACCAGGCGTCCAGATCGAGGAGGCGTTCTGCTACCCGGCGATCTATGGGCCAGGCACGATCGGATGGACGATCACGGTGGCGCCGAACAAGTACGGATCGCGGCTGCCTAGCACCGCGGTCTCCACGCTGGTGCGGGACTACATCTTCGGGCAGATGCCGAAGAGCGACCTGCAGTTCTATCTCGACCCGACAGCGCAAACCGTTGACGTCGTCGCCAAGGTCACCTGGGCAGAAAGCGCGGCGCAGTGGCTCAACGAAACGCCGTGGCCCGCATACTTCGAGGAGAGTCCCGGTAGCGGATCTGGGGCGGTGCAGGTCGGCACGGTCACCTCAGCGACCTATTTCCAGCTCGTCACTGCCAACGCAGACTACTCCACGTGTGGGGACATCAGCGCCGGCATCGTGTTTGCGATCTGGGACCCGACTCAGCGCAAGTTCATCCGCAAGACTGCTCTCAGTGTGAGTGGAACCGGGCCGTGGATGGTGACGATCGACACATCATACGACGCATCTGACGCGACATACACTCCGACCACTGGGCAGCGGGTCATGCCGTGGTCTGACTCCCTCGATTCACTGGTTGCGGCTGCCATCGCCTACTTCGACGGAGTTGGCCCAGGACCAATCACCCACGCTGTACTAGACGGACGGCGTGGCGAACGCGATCCATCATCGCCGACGTATTGGCCCTACCAGGTGACGAAGGCGCTGGACGTATCCCTGCTCACGCTAGACGCAGTTGCTAGTGGAGAGGTGGTCGAAGGTTCCGGCACCGTTGCAACCACCCATGCGAGCAGCCCGCGTCTCCTGCAGCTTGACGAGCTTGCGGTCTTCCCGGAGTAATCATGCCAGCGATCGACTATCCGCCATTCGACGGCGACGGCGTCAGCATCTATCCACATCGCCCGAGTCTCGACAACCTGGGCGGAAACACAAAGGCTGACGACCAGAACTATCCGCCAAGCTCAGACGAGCCATCAGCTGACGAGTGGAACCGGTTTGCGGAGCTGCTTGCACTGCTCGGCGCGAGCATGCCGACTGTGATGATGACGATCGACATCGTGTCCGGTACGCCGCAGATCGACAAGTTCTGGGCCGCCAACTCGGCCCTGACGACCACCGATTTCCCGCTAGTCGACAACGGAACCGGTGACACAACGATCTCGTGGGCAGCGAACTTGCTGCCACCAAGCAAACTCGATCCAGAGCTCTCGCTGCACTACCCAGCCATGACGGTCGACGGGTCGATCGTCCTCGACGAGGGTGCGCGAACCATGCGGGTCCGCACATCATACGGCGGGTCACCGCAGGACATGCGCTTCACCGTGGTCTACCGATGAAGTTCTCTTGCTTCGCCCGGTTCGGGCACTTGCGGTTCACCTCGCAGAGGTCCGAGGCGGAGACCATCTACGAGTCCATGATTCGCGCGTTCGGTGGCGAAGAAATGGTGGCGGACGGTGGCGAGAGGGTGGACGAGACGATCCACGCCAGGTTCTATTCTCACGCAATGCGGTTGGCGACTGCCAAGCGGAATTTCGATCGGGTCCGCGGCAACATGAACCCGGCGAAGTCGGTCGAACTCCTGAGCTACTGGGAGCAAGTCTACGGACTGACCCCGCTGCCCACTGCAAGCGATGACGAGCGGCGTGCCGCGCTGGATGTCGCCCAGCAAGCGGCGCAAGGGTGTCGCGCTGACGTCGTGCATACGGCGATGCAGGAGTTGCTCGGCAGCCACCTCATCGCGGTACGCAAGATTGACGACACCGAGTACTACGTCAGTCCGTACCAGTGGGACCACATCAGCCTACGTCCTGGGACGTGGAAGCCAGCTACCACGGTCGCCAAGCGACGGTCGTTGAACACCGCTGTTCACACAATTGGTGACAACACCATCGACACCACCTACGTCGGCGGGTCAACCGACATGTTCGTTGTGGGCGACAAACTTGTCGTGGATCCAGGCGTCCTCGGTGTGCAGGAGTCCGTCGATGTTCAGTCGGTAAACGGCACCACGCTTACTGCCAACTTCGCACGGGCCCACGCTTCCGGAACAATCGTCTCGACAGAACCATGGCCGACGGCGTTCACAACTGGGCGCCACACGCTCATCGTTACAGACTCGACGGTGGCACAATCGAATTCCTGGCGGACGCAGATCAACGCCAAGCTACGCAAGCTGATGCGTGCCGTTGATACATGGGACATCGTCGAGGAGTACTCGGCTGGGCAACTCGGACCGTTCAAGGTTGAAGAGGGAATGATCGGAATCACTCCGATCGGTACGCTGGCGACGTAGGAGATCCATGGCACATTTTTCGTACATTCGTGGGTCACTAGGAGCTTGGGCAGCCGGAACCATCGTTACTCAGGGCGAGTTCTGGTCGATCGACGAGAGCATCTACAAGTCGATCAACGGCGACGACGGCGGGACCTGGGCGCCTGCAGCGGCAGTCGAGATTGGCGGTGCTGGGATTACGATGGCCGGCACCAACCATGAAGTCACCGGCACGCTGAGCATTGAGTCGGGTGCTGAATTGACCTTCGACGGTGGTAGCTTGACTGGGGTCGTCGCTGGAAACCCACAAGCCACCGGCACGTGGACGTTTCAGACCCAGATCACGATGGCTGGGACACTCCAGTCTGGTGGCGGAACCATTTCTGGTACGTGGGCTGGTGGACCAACGTGGTCAGGCAACCATACCTTCTCCGGTACAGTGACGTTCAGCGGGGACCCGGTTTTCAGCGGAGATCCAGATTTCCCTGGAGACCCAGATTTCACAGGCACGCCGTCGTTCGCTGGCTTCGATCTGACAGCTCCTGTGAGTACCAGTGGCACGGGGCGCGTCCGCCAAAGGTACTTTGAGAATGCCACAGATGGAAATAGATCTCTGAGCCTGACCAGTGGAGATCACCTACACAACCCGAACGGGGTGTTCTCTCTAAACAGGGCATGGACGATCGGCAACGGCGTTGCTGCTGGTGACGTCATCACGATAACGAATGCCGACACTTCATACAACCTAACAATCACTGCCACTGGTTGGGCCGGGCCAGTGTTGCGCACAGCAAGCGGCTATTGCTTTTCAGCAGAGTTGATCTGGTCCGGTTCGGCATGGGTCACAAGGCATCTTTCATACCTGCCATGATGTCCTATTCGTAGGACCATGAAACAATGACGACGACGTCCGGGGTTTCGAAATCGAGCAAGACTGGGCAGTTTGCTCGCTGAGAACTGTCAGCACTTGTCGGTCCGACGATTGCGCCGCTGACGCCATCCACTGTCTCATATGACCCGGTGAAACCGGCTGGTGTTTCCAAGGAAAATACGCAGATGCTCTCTTCTTCGCCGAGCACATAACAGCCGTCACCGTCTAATGTTTGGTGTCCAGTGGGTTGCAGCAATTCGGCTCCATCCCAGTCGCATGATTGCTGGCCACCTGTAGAAGCGCCACCAGTCCCGGCCCCGCCAGTTCCAGACGGACAAACACATTCCGTCCACGAGAGCTGGTCAGAGGAGCATTCCGTAACTCCCGGGTTCGACCAGTCGCCGTTGCAAGCGCAATAATTGGTATCGCCTGGGCTACAGATCGGGAACTGACCGCCGGTTGCAACTCCTCCGGTTGTGGACCCGCCGGTCATCTCGACGCCGCCAGTCCCAACAATACCTCCAGTGGGGGTCCCCCCGGTTTCTACACCGCCACTACCAGCCCCCCCGGTCCCCGCATCCACGCATAGCCCAGAGAAGCAGGTGAGCCCAGCGTCGCAGGTGTCGTTCCCGTAGCAGAGGCAGCGCTCAGATCCGACGGGGCACGGCGCGGATCCGCCTGTCGGAGTGCCGCCAGTCAGTTGACTGCCTCCGGTAGACGCCGAAGCTCCCCCGGTCCCGCCAGACTCATCTCCGCCAGTTGGGGAGCCACCAGTATCCGCGCCAGCGGCCCCCACGGTACCTCCGGACTCCGCCAGACCATCGCGAAACTGCCCTGCGTCGGACCCGCACCCAACAACAAACACCGCCAGAAGAAGCGCTCTCATACTGCTAAGGTAACCTCGCATTCCGGCCGGTCAACTGAACATGGTTCCAGCGATGCGGCGAAATAACGAAACCCGGAAGGTCGTTTTGACCCACCGGGCTTCGGAGTCGTCCGCCAGAGAACTCACCAGAGATGATGGTTGCGTCGGCGCCGATTGTCAAGTAGGTACTTTGGTGTGTCGTCCGCCAATCGACATGGTGCCGTTCACTCGGCCTCGATTCCCCAGGGATTCGTGAAGGGGAGGGATCCCCAGATGGTTGGCCTGCGTCAACTGCATGCGCACCGAGCCGACATCGGGCGCGATGAGCGCAACATCCCGGTTAACCGGAGACCCCAACCCGCGCAGCATGCAGACCAGACTCGTCGGAGCTGGTGGCGTATCCACACAGAGCTGCCTCAGAGCACACCGCAAATCTGGTCACTGACCACTGCTCCTGACGCTCACCCCCCGGTGCTGTAGCAGGGCTAGCTTACCAAGTCACTCGGGACTGCCGAGACCCACGTCCTCGTCGAACCTCAGGAGACAGCCTGAGGAGGAGTAGACCAGAAGGCGGGGGTTGGGGTCCGGGAAGCAGCGCACAACCCAATCAACGGCAGCGCGGAGCCTCAACGTCCGCGATACCAAGCCAATGCCAACCACCCCATACGTCAAGATCCTCGCTTCCGTAAATGGCGGGGCGAACCAGTCCGGTGGCATCACAATCGTGGACGGAGACACCGTCGACCTGACACTCGAGGATACGACCGGGATCACGTATTGTCTGTGGGAGATCTGGGACTATCCGACGGGGATGAGCACGCCGAGCGGATGGACGGCTGATGCGACTGCAGAGCGGTTCTACTACGCTGGGATATCCCCACCCCAACTCGACTTCACCGGTGTGCCGTGGGGGAAGTTCTTGCTGCGTGCTACCGGCAACAACGGAATCAAGAACGGCGCATCATACGTCCTGCCAGCAGATGGCACGACGATGCGGGATGAGAGCACCGCACTGCGCATCCTGAGCGGAAGCGGGTTCGACGACATTGCTTCCGGAGAGACGACTCAGTTCTACTCTGTAGATGCCTGGATCGGATCGTACAAAGCCAACCTGCGACTGTTCAGTGTTGGTCTGCTACCAGCAGGATCCGCTACAGGCCAGGCAGCACAATGGAACAACTCAAGCAGCGCGTGGGAGCTTGCCACAGGCATCCTGTTTGGTACCGGACACATCGACATTGGCGGGAACGCTCCGACAACCGCGGGGCTGAACCTTTCGAATGGGAACAGTATCCAGGGAAAGGATGCTGTTGGTACTGAGAGACTGCTGGCCAAGATCGACCCCAGCACGGGCAACGCAAAGCTTGGGATGGCGGATGGATCGAAGGCTGTAGATTGCCAGGGTAACGCCCTTTTCAACAACGCCCGCAAGCTCTTCTCCATCTCGACCGACTCCAACCACACGCTCGACTACGCCGACGGGGACTACCAGGTCTTGCCCAGCGGAGTGTTGAGCAACGATCGAGACTTCACCCTGCCGACTGGGGTAGCCGACGGGCTGCGGTTCACGTTCATGTCCCTCGATAATTCATACGCGGTCACCCTGCTGGGCGCATCGAAACCGGCAGGGGGATCTGACCCAGTCGTGGTGTACACCACCGGTACACCACACGCCATTACGTTCCGACGCATCGGCGGCGCCTGGCAAGCCGAGTCGTCGGCGCAGTGGACATGGTGAGCTAATGCCTGGGATCGGAATCGGGATTGCGGTTGGGTTGATGAGGGGTGGCTCCGCGCCAAGCTACGAGCAGCCGACAGAAGGCTTGATTGAGCGCTGGCCTCAAAGCGCTGGCATCGTTGAGGGTGACGACGGTGGGGAGACGACGGTCGCAACGTGGACCGGCATCGTTGAGGGTGTCGTGCTGGGCAACACGCCTGCCGCGAACCAACCGCGACTGCCCGCAAGCACACCAACGTTCGAGGGGGACGGGAGCACGGTTGTTCATTATCTCAAGGTAGCAGCTCAGACTGGACTTGAAGATCACAATTCGCACACACTCGCGGTTGCGTGCTCAATCAATGCAGCATCGGGCGCGCGCATCATTTTTGAGAGCATCGCGGCTGCGAAGGTTTGGCGTATTCGCACGGATAACGGTTTGTTTGGGTTTACTGCTCCGGGTGCCGGTAACGTCTCGTCGGCTGTTGCAGCAGATGGCTCGTTCCGCGTTCTGATCCTCACGCTGGACGCCGCGACGGGTGATGCTGTGCTGTACGACGGCGAGGACGCAATCGCGTCAAGCGACGCTTACGACGGTCTAGGAGAGGTATCGGCTGGGCTCGCGATTGGCAGCGGAAATAACGGGGCGATTGCGCGCGGCATTAGCGGCGAAATCAACGAGGTCGATCTCTACGAGGGCGTGCTCGACGCGGACACGCGCGCACAGCTTGTGGGCTTTTTGACCAACGAGTATACGTGATGAGACTAAGCATGATGATTGGCTTAGCGATGTGCGTAGCTCGGACCTGTGGCGCATCGCCGGGGCCGGAGCACTACTCACCTTCGCAGATCGCACAGGAGCAGGGCAGCCCGACGCGACGAATCATCGATCTAAGGATCTGTGACTCGCGCGACGTTGCGAGTAAATCGCTACGAATGGCGGACGCGGCGCTGGCGGCGACTGCGTTCGTTGATTTCGCTGGCGCGTCTACTCACCCAGGGCTTGTGTTCTCGAACACGAATTTCGACGTCGAGAACATTGCGGTTGCACAGAATGTTTCGCAGACAAGCACGAAGGTCACGCCGGTCGACTGGGATTGTCTGGGGTCGGTCGGTGAGTTTCTTGGGACTACGCTGCCGTCGGACGAGTGGAGCTGCCGACTGACTCAGCCGGCGCTTTCAAAAGACGACTACCCGAACTTCTTCGCGCAGCTCGAGGGCGAGGCGTGCACGTTGCGCGGGGTCGTCTACGGGGTAACAGGCAAGGTGGAGTCTGCGCCCGGACTCGCGCTGTGGTTGCGCACCGACAACGACTCGACGCCGTCCGACGACTCACCAATCTCTGCGTACTACGACTATGGGTCACTCGAGGAAGGCTCCTACGCCGAGATCTCTGTGCAGGTTGCTGCCGGGTGGTCGCACACGTCTGGAAACGTGAACTTCAACTGGGTTGCCGAGCCAGAGGCGATGTCGGTGAACGGCGAACTCGTCGCGTTGCCCCCGGTGATTTTCGGACGCGATGATCCTGGTGTCGTGATCTATAACCCAAGTGTCGGCGGAGCGTCGCTGAGCAATCATTGGCTCAACACAGACGTCGTGCCAGCAGCGTTTTGGAGCGAGGTGCTGCCGCGGATCGTTGGCAACAGTCCGTTGCATCTGACGATCGACATCGGGACCAACGATGATCCAACAGGCTTTGGTGAGCACATGATCGAGCTTATCGGACTCGTGCGCGCAGCTGTGCCGACCGCCCGTGTTGTGATTCGCACGGCATACTCAGGCAACGCGGATCCTCCTGCGGGGCAGAAATCGTACTGTAATGCCATCTACGATGAGGTGCTGCCGGTTGTTCCAAGCGTGCTATTCATCGACACACGCGGACTGCTGAAACGCGGTAGAGAAGCGACGGCAGCTGGCGAGCTTGGCGACGGCGTTCATCGCACGGATCCGGTCGGGCTGAGTGAACAGGGGCGCGTGATTGATGCCGCAACCGAGGCTATCGCGACACACGGTCAGCATGCATGCAACCTCGCCACCGACTTCGAGACGAACCCACTACGTGTTGGAGAATATGGTGAGATCACTGGCCGCTGCTGGCCTGCGAATGAGCGTGTGGAGGTGACGATCAACGGTGTTCCCGCTGGGACGGCTGTTGGCGTCGATCGGACGTGGACGCTCGGGATTACGCCGACAGAAGCAATGCGCGATGGCGAGAACGCGGTCGATGTCGTGGCCACGCCGGGCGGTGTAGCTGCGCTCGCGACGGCGCCACGGCCGACAGTTGTGCTACCGAGCGCACCGTAATGAGAGAGAACCATGATCAGAATCATCACAGTAATCGCAATCCTCCTTTGGTCCGCCGTCGCGCTCGCATCCGACGGAACGACGCCACCCGACGAGCTCGTGTCGCTCATCTTCGCATCGTGGGGCCAGTGGTCGATCGTTGGCGGGGCCGTGATGCTGCTCGCGATTCAGGCGTGGCGCCGAGCGAAGCCGCACGTTTGGGACTCGCTGCACCCTGCGGTGAAGCGACTGCTGCCGCCAGCTGTGTCGGCGCTGACCACTGCGGCAGTTGGACTCACCGCCGGCGGGACCTGGGCCGAGTTTGCTCAGGTGTTCCTAGGCCAGTTGCTCGCGCTGTACGTTGGCGTCGAGGCGATGGGCGGCGGCGGAGCTGTCATCGATTCGATTCTGGACTCTCGGCAGAAGGCGATTGCGAAGCGGGTGGTCAAGCGCGCGATCGAGAAGGCGGCCGCTGCAGCCAACGCGAAGCCGTCAGGCAAACCACCTGTCACCGATGACGAGTTGCCGCCGGCGGCGTGAGTGGCTACACTGCTTCTGTGAAGACGTTTCATTACACGTGTTGTAGGTGTGGCCATAGCTGGTCGCGCACCAAGGGACCGTACCCAATGGCTGGAGAAATCTGGTCTCCGGAGCCTCCGTGCGAGATGTGCGGTAGCCTGTACTTCAGGAGGAGAGAGAAGTCATGAACACCATCAAGCTAGTTCTCGTCGCCGCGCTGTTGAGCGGATGTGCAGCAGTGCGCCCGGTCATCGATGGCGCGGACTCGGTCTGCGCGCTAGCTCTGGCTGAGCACGAGCTCGTCGAGGAGGCGGCAGTCGAGTATGGCTGGCCGCTAGAACAGACGGCGTCGTGGCTCTGCGGATTCCCCGAGGTGTTCGACGCCTGGGATGCTGCGCTGATGCAACGCTCGGCGGATCCGGCTGACGCAGTTGACGCGGCCGTGGCTGTCGCTCGTGATGAGGGGCTGCTGTGATTTCAAAGCACTACTGCACGTCGATTCCGTGTCCGCTGTGCAATCCAGTGTGGACCAGGCCAACAGTTCCCCATCCGGATGTGCGCAGCGATACCATCGTGATGACGCGGCTAGTACCGGACGGGTGCGGCGGTTACACCGAGGTGGAGCGGGTGGAGGCCATTCGATGAATCGCTGGACCTGGCTGGCGTTGCTCGCCATCGCCCCTCTACTGCTGGCGGCCACGTGCAAAATTCCTGACCCACCGCCGCCCGCTGCAACCGGTGGCTCGAGCACAGGCGGCGCGCTGGCCACTGGTGGAGCTATGAGCACTGGCGGTACCGGTGGAATGACCGAGTGCCGCTACCTCCCCAGTGGGCGCAGCGACGTCCAACGGCAGGTCGTCTCGCGCGTCGTCGGTGGGACTCCGGCGCCGCCTGGCGCTGCTCCGTGGATTGCGGCGCTCATGATCGGCGGGCACCAGTTTTGCGCCGCAACCGTGATCGGCGAGCGCGCGGCGTTGACCGCGGCGCACTGTCAGGTGGACCCGTCCGCGGACACGTTGCTCGTCGGAACCCAGGATCTGACCAGCGGGGGGCGGCGCATCGGGATCACGGAGACGCGCAACCACTGGAGGTGGACGAGCACGACCAGCGGGCACGACGTCGCCGTGCTGATTCTCGCCGATCCTGTCGGTGTGCCACCTATTGAGCTTGCCCGGGTCGCGCCAGACGACGGGACCGCTCTGGTGCTGGGCTGGGGGCGGACGTCTGAGAGCGGCTCTGGGTCGTCGGTGCTGTTGCAAGCTGAGCTACCGCTGGTGCCGTGGGCGCAGTGCTGGCAGGCCTACCCGCTGGCGCTCGACGACACGATGCTCTGCGCCGGTGGCAAGGATCTCGATGCCTGCTACGGGGACAGCGGGGGGCCGCTGGTGCGCGACGGCAAGCAGCTCGGGATCGTGAGCTTCGGGCGAGGCTGTGGTCGGCCGGGATTCCCAGGAGTGAATACGTCGGTGCCCGCGGTGCTCGATTGGGTGGAGGCGTGCGCTGCCGAATGAACGCATGAACGCTAGGCGTTCATTTCGCGAAAACTCCGGGCATTTCGCAAGCCCACGGAACAACACGGATCAGCCACAGGTGTGGATTGCGCTTCGGCGCAGAGTTCGTGCCGGCCAGCGGGGGAGCGACTGACGAGAGCAAAGACGCCGCGATTGGTGTTACTCGTCGGCCCCGCTGGGGAGATTCCCAGTGCCGCGCTACATCTACCGAGCCTTTGACGGAAGCATTTGGTGGCGCGAGGTTGCCGCTTGCAAACCATGCCCAGGGTGTGCACGGTACCAACCATGCGAGATGGACCTATCTGCGCGCTGCTGCTCGTCGCCATCGTTTGCTACTGCTGCGGGCGGGCCAGTAATGTCGAGGCTGAAGAGCGAGAGCCATGGCGCGATCGAATCCGAGTCGTGCTCGAGCACACGCCGCGCTCTGTGTTCGACGAAGAGACGCCCGACGAGCAGTCAGCCAGGCTGGATGCGGCAGCCGACGCGATAGACCGTGCGTCGCGGACACCGCAGGAAGCCGCTGCGCTGCTGGCAATCGGCGGGGCCGAGAGTGCGTTTGCTGAGTACGTAGCCTCTGGCTGCCACTACCCGGACGGCATCCCCGATGGTGCCGGGCACTGCGACCGTGGCAGGTCTCGATCCTACTGGCAGTTGAAAGTCACCGCCTGCCGCTCAGGATGGGGCCACCGGCGCGGTTCCAAGGCGGCGCTAGATGCGTTTGCTGTCTGTGCCAGAAAGCGCTTCCTCGGGGCGCTCAAACGCTGCGATGGGAGGCACCCAGGCGGGAAACTGGCTGGAGCATTCGCCGGGTACAGGTCGGTAGACTGCGCCTGGGAAGGGCGGCCAAACGACGGCGCTCGAGCCAGGGCGCGGATGTATCGGCTGAGGCGGATGCAGCTAGCGCGCAACTGAGCGCGCCAGGTCTAGCAGCATGTCTCGGAAGGGGAGCGGGGTGCGGTTGCGCTACTGCCGAGAGCAGACCTTGATCCCTGGCGGGACCGCGCAGCCGGTTCGCTTGTAGTTGTGCTTTCGCCCGCCGCCAGGCCTGAACCCCGAACACCAGTGCGTCGGCTCTCTTCCCGGGAACGGTGGCGGCGGTACTGGTGCGGTCCTCATGCAATAGAGCCAGGTGCGCTTGCGAGCCACGTGCCCCCACTCGACCTGTGTTACCTCGGTTGTCGTCCCACCAAACCGATCCGGCAAATCACCTGGCTTCGGTAGCTCAATCCCTTCGACGCGCCATAGCTGCGAGTGTGCAGGGTGCTCAAGCACCCCGCCGAACTCGCGCACCTGGGCGACAGCGCGCACGGCGCAATCGGCATCGTCTCGCTGATAGAGACTCGCGAGCTTCGAGTAAGCTCCGCATGGCGGGTGTGCAACAACAGGCCACGGACCATGGTACAGTCGCGCATCGCGATCCTCGTCCCATGGATCAACGTCGGTCAGCTCAGGGTCGAAGTAGACGCCACCTTTGGCCACGTATAGCGCTGCGATCATCACCAATCCCACCTAGCCACGGCCCGCTCACCTCGCCGCAAGTCGCGCTCCGGATGCCTACCGCAGCACTGCCGTCGGCACGCCACCGAGACCGGTGGCACAGCTGCAGCCGAGTGCCTTTCGCAAGCCGGCATCACGAGCCGCCAGCCGTGGCAGAAGCCGGGGCGCGGTGCGGTGCGTTCCGATCTCAGGACGGTGCAGCGGGTCATGGAGCAAGCTGCCCCTGACGCAACGGAATAGCTCCACGCGGCGGCAGCCCGGCCCCATCACCAATCAGCCCACGCCAGTAAATCCTCCCAAGACGAGTCCTTGTCCACCACCACCGTGGGCGCCTGCCGAACATCCTAGCGTAGGACATCAGCATTCGACGCGACATCGATCCGGCAGCCACCCAGTCAAGCACCTCGTCAGGTGCTCCAGCTGAGTATAAGTCTAGGATCCATAGCGACGGAATAGGTTTGCTCATCCTCACCATCCAACGATAACCCGTTTCCTACCAGAGTAGGTCCCGGCGTCTAGTTGCGCCACGATCTCGTCGGCCTTTGCGAACACGGACGCATGACGATCCGGGGATCCGACAACGCGCACCTTTGCCTTTCCTCGCTTGACCCCTCCGCCCTTTGCTGGCACCCACTCGAAGATGCCGACGGAGAACGTTTGCATTCCACCCCAACAACCATCGGTGATGAAGAGTGGCTTTTCGTAGTCGTGCGTTCCTGCTTGTTTCACGGTTCCTCCTGTTTCTTGTCCAGCTCTGGCCGACGGCTGCCCATCAGGCGCCGCGACTCGTGCTTCTCCAGCACTGAGCGCGACAGCTGTTCGGCACGTCGACGTTCGCTTGCCGAAATCTCCAGTACGACACCGCGTGATGTGGTGGTCTGCGCCTTGGTGTCGGCGGCCGCTCCGTGAAGGTCAGGCATCAGAGTTGCTCCCTCTGCTCGTCAGTGAGGCCATCGGGATTGCCATCCGTGGCACCGTCGCACTCGTCTTCGTTCCAGATGCCGATCGCGCGCCACTCGCCGGGGAGCTGTTTCCGTAGCCTACGGTAGTGGGCCAGCGCTTCGTCGAACGTGGCGTACCGTGCCACCTCGTCGCAGTAGAGGCCGTTGCCGACGACGTAGGGCTTGGCGCTGCCCAAAGCGGCTTCGCTGACTCCTCGGTTCACGATTAGGTCCACCATGGTTCGTGTTCTCCTACCCCGAAAGCCGGCCCCGAGCGAACGGGTACCGGCGGGATGGGGTGGGTGTGGTGGTCAGTCAGAATGATTGGAAGGCCTCAAGTCGGCGCCACACACACCACACGTCGTCGGCTCGAAGATGCTCACGCGCCAGTGCCGGCACTGCGACTGCAGCCTGGTGAGAGCGCGGAGCGCATTGCGGTACTTCCGCTCTGCCGCCTTGCGAATCGCTCCGGTACGCGGACGGATCTTTCCGCACGGGGTCCACTTCGCGGTTATCGCTGCGTCACGCGCATCCACGTATTCATTCCCGGCGACCCTGCAGCGTTCCGCGAACGCGCGATCCTCCGGGGTGTCAAACGCGAACTGGACTACTGCACCCGGAGCGGCCACGAAGGGCCCACCGGGGAGCAATCCCGGGCCGTTGCGCTTGCACGTACACCAGGATGGCTGAGGAGTTGGCGCCAATCCTGTGGCGAGCGGATAAGGCCCTTGATTCCCGCATGACTGACAGAGCGTTTGCGCTTCGATCATCGTATCCTCCTGACACCTCAACCCCGCGAGGCGAACCTGGCGGGGTGGTGTCGGTGCCGAGCTCTGCGCCCAGCGGCAGCTAGCCCACTTTCTGGTAGGGGCTGCTCTCACCCTCCGTCCTGTCTCCGGCCGGTCCGAGGCGCCCGCTGTGTGCCGCGCGCGGCCTGCTCGCACCCCGAAGCCCCGGGGACGAACCTGCGGGGCGAGAACGGGTGCCGACATCCTCATCGATCGACGCACACCCCATAAAACCTGCGTGCTTTCTCGAACATCGCCGGACCGTCTCGCAGGAAACGTGCTCGTTTGGCTTGTCTGCAGCCTTTTGCGCACTGTTGCACTTTCTGCGTAGAAGAAACTCCGGGTTTCCGCGTGGTCTGACCAGTCCGACTAGGTGAGCCCACCTGCCTGCCGTCGCCGCCGACACCCCCAGCTCCTCAGCCGCAGCAGCAGCGCTCCCGTGGCGCCTCAGCGCGTCTCTGACGTATTCCAGGGCCTCTGGGTCACCAACACCCAAACGGGCCCTGAGCAGGCGTGCAGCGGGTGTGCCGCGTGTAGAGTTTCGCATAGTGACCGTGGATGCAGGTTGCGTGCCGGAAGGAGTAAACAAATGCCCATCCCGAAAATCTCTCGCCGCCGCACCATCGTCGAGCTCGGATACTATTTGACCAGCGATGGTAGAGGCGCATTCGGCCATCCGGTCCAGCAGGCTGTGGTCGAGGGCCGGCAGTACCCACCGAGCCAGCCCGGGACGTCCTGTGTCGAGCTCCCTGACTGCATCGCATTCGCAGCCGGGTGCCGTGCCGAGCACATCCTCCGCGACGAGCACCGCGGATTCCCCAGCACAGGCAGGCCAGACCTAGGCTGGTTCTACGGCGAACGTAAACACACCGTCCCTCGATTGCCGAAGCTTGAGCAACTGCGACCTGGGGACTTCATCGGCTACGACTTCGACCGTGGTGGCCACATCGCAGTATACCTCGGTCAGACCCCCGATGGGCGAGCACTGACCGCAGATTTCGGACAGTGGCACGGCGGTGGTCGTCAGTTCGAGTGCTCGGTTGATAGCGTCGGCGACTTCCTGATGCTCCGCGGTCGCCGCGTCTGGGCATCGGTAGACGCCGACACGATCGTCTATACCGCGTCGGCGCTAGCGGTCGCTGATTGGTGCTCGGCGCATGGGCTGCCAGACCCTGGCCCAGTGGACCCGGCGGAGTACATCGCGCAGCAGTGGGAGTTGTCCCAATGAGCAGTACCGACGATCCGCAGAACACCCCTCATCCTGAAGAAGAGACACGAGACACGCAGTTGGCGCAGCTAGCGGTGCGTGTGCACTTGCTACGCGAAGACATCGAGCGCGAACGCGACGCACAGGAGATAGAGCGGCGCGAACAGGCGCAGTTCCGCACATGGCTAGCTAGTCAGATCAAAGCGATGCAGGCCGACATCGCGAGCTTGGCGCATGATGCACGACTGCGGAACGAGCGCATCACAGAGCTCGAGCACGAAGCCTCACGACTCCCGTGCAAGCCCGGAGGCGGGAACAGCAATCCGTGTCAGCTCGGTGACGACGGCGGGATGGAGCCATAGTCATGCATCGCCTGGTCAACTGCGGTGGTCGTCTAGTACCGCCGGCTGACGTCGAGGAGCAACTCGCAGAGGCGGAGTCACGGCCATCGCGAGTCCATGACGAGCATCTGCCTCCTCCGCCGAAGCAGCCTTCTCTGATTGCGGCGCAAGCTCGACTGTGGACCCCTCCAGTTGTTGCTGCCGTGATCACTGCAGTTGCTTCGGTTCTCGTGCAGTGGATGGCAGGCTTCGGCCAGGTGGAGTTGGACCCGGTTACAAAAGCGCGACTCGACTCTCTGCCTGCAATTGCGTCGGACCTAGCGGAGCTAAAGGCAGACGTGAAGGGGCTAGGCGGGCAACGCATTTCGGACCGCGAGGCTGACCAGGATCGCAGGCGCGAAGTGGACAGCGAACTGGCGCGGCATCAGCAGCAGATCGAGTCGCTGCGTGATCGGTACCGTTAACTCTGTGCACGGGTCTGCTGGCCGTACGGTCCCAACTTGAAGGCGTCGAGCTGCCTTGTCGGAGAGCCCCATGGAGGGCACGGGCCAAGGGTCGCGTCAGCGTCGCGATTTGAAGGCATCGCGCTGCCTTGTCGGAGTCGCTTAAGCAAGCCCCTGGGTCGTCCCAACTTGAAGGCGTCGGGCTGCCGTGTTGGAGCTGAACATCGCGAGCCAGTCCTCGGGATCGATGATGCGCTGACAGAATGGGTCGCGATTTGAAGGCATCGCGCTGCCTTGTCGGAGGCGACCTCGCACAAATGCGACAACCTCGATCCATTCATTGTCCCGACTTGAAGGCGTCGGGCTGCCTTGTTGGAGTCGCGCTAGCGCTAGGTGCGCCAAATTCGACCGCATCGTCCCGACTTGAAGGCGTCGGGCTGCCTTGTTGGAGCCTTCGTTCGTTGAAAATACGAGCCGCCGCGCAGGCGTCCCGACTTGAAGGCGTCGGGCTGCCTTGTTGGAGGCACCTGTCGTGCCTCCAGTGTTCTCGCTGACTTGCGAGGTGCTTTGCGAGCGGTCTGATTTCGCACACCACAACTCCACTATTCTGCCGCGTCGGATGCTGCTTCGCCAGCATTCTGGCGCGGTTTTTTTGCGTTGCGAGCGGTTCCGGAGTTCGATGCACCATTGAGCCTCTCGCGTCTGCGGTGGAGCAGATTCTTCGCTGCGTTTGCGTCCTGATCCCACCGTGCTCCGCAGTGCTCGCATGTGTGGCGCAGTTCGCGTGCAGCGTCCCACTCGCATAGCCCGTGGCAGTGGTGGCACTCGGTCGTGGTGCGCTCCAACGGCTCTGGTTCGACGGAGCCACGGAATGCCTGGACAAGAGCTGACCTGCACTCGCCCGGCGCGGCTTTCACTCGCTGCGCACGCTGGGCGTCGTCCGCCTTGGTCTCCGCTTCGGTAGAGGCTGCCTTGCTGGCGAGATCGGCGAGGTTGAGAAGCCCGCTCTTGGTCGAGTTGGTACCCTCGAGCACGAGTGTCTGATAGCGTGCCGCGAGCCGCGATGCTGCGACGCGGAATATCTCGTCGCGACTGCGCAGCGCGTGCCGACGCTCGTCGGCCTCCCACTGATGCAGGTGACGATCTTGCCGAGTCCAGCAGTAGAGGTACCATGCAAGCCAGTCTTCACCGGCGTGC